CTACTTGATTCCGTATTTTAAGAATTGGGTCTGTAGTTCACCAGAACTCTTCATTGAATCCGGTGTAGTTTCAAAAGCTTCTTTTTCAGACATTCCATGCTGTGTTTTATATAACACCGGTGAAACTCCGTATTTATTTAAAAATCCTGTTAGCGTATGCTCATCCATCGAAATTGACTCACTGTTAGCTCCCGTAGCACTAGAAGCTGCTGTGGAAGATTCTAATGACTGTGAAGCTGAGGACGCGGCACTTGATGAACTAGTGGCTGCGATGCTTTCAGAACTAGCCTTACTTTCTGATATTGAATCAGCTAACTTTTGAGAACTGGCTATTGATTCGCTTTCTGATTTAGCTTTAGCTGAACTTTCAGAACTAGCTTTAACTTTGCTTTCGGAGTACGCCTTCTTCTTGATTTCAGATAAAGAAGAGGCTTTTTTTCTTTTGGCAGTGACTAGACTACTTGATTTTGGATTTGATTCGCTTGACTTGTTAGCACTATTTCCACAAGCAGCTAGTGCTAGTGATGTGAATAGGACGGCCCCGATGGTTATTCCTTTTTTCATTCTATATTCCCCTAAAATGGATCTTATTATATCTTTGATCCATCTTTATAGCGAAAGATAGAAATAAAACCAATCATACTTACAAACAATGTGAGTAGACCAAAGGTAACTACATTACTTTTGGCTTCATCAGTTTGTGGTAACATGTTGTTCATATTCTTTTTGATTTTCGACATGCTGCTTGCTGATGAGGATGTTTGGTTCTTTGATTGATTACTACTACTAGTAGTAGAGTTTAAGACTGGCGATTTGGTACTAACGTTCTTGGTAGTATCAGATGAATTATTACTCGTATTCATAGCTACTGATTTGGTGGTAGCAGACGCGACATTTTTTGTGGTTGTTTTTGCAGCATTTGTAGTAGCAGTGGCGTTCCCGTTACTTTGAATCTGACTAGCAGCGTTAGATTCAGAATCTTTGAATGATGAATTAGTGATGTTTGATTCTACTGATTCCTGAGCTGACGAACTAGAACCGCTTGATTTTGATGAGCTAGAAGTACTCTGAGCTGACGAACTAGAGTTGTTTGATTCTGCTGAGCTAGAAGAATTAGCGCTTGAGGTACTATCACTGTTACTTTCAGAACTAGAACGGGTACCTACGACTGATAACATTACGGGAACGTTGGCACTTACAAAAGTATTAGCTGATTTTATAGGCACTTGGTCAGGAATCGTTACTTTTGGAATCCTAACTGTGCCCTTAAAAGATTGACCATTAGTTACTCTCATGACGTAGACAGACATTGCTTTAGAATCAGGAAGGGATTGGTAAAGATTAGGATTCTCAATGGCACTGTCAATATAAGCATTTTGTTTGGCTTGTGCTTCTGATATTGCTTGAGCATTAGGTTCGTAAACGTCTACTACATATTGATGATACGCATTTTTACGACGAATAGAGTCGCTCATTGCAAGTACCCATTTACCGTTTTCGTAATTTAATGTATCTGTCCCGTCACCGACGTTTCTGAACCATGTGTCACCTTCGCTTGGCTGCGAAACAGAAGTGGAGTAGTAGACTTCTGCGTTTGCTTTAAGAGGTGTTGTTACACCGATTGTGCATGCTGATAAGATTGCCACACTAAATAAAGTAATTCTTTTCATTGTAATTCCTCCAAATTAATATTTCCCCAAATAGAAATCCCCATGATGATTAAATTTTAACCCCCTAGCTTTTAATGACATCCTGACTGGTCAATGTGAGTGGCAGGAGTTGAACCCGCATGGCAATAAGAAATAAGGGAAGGGTATCCATAAGAAGTTGCCGTTCTGCCGTTGAACTACATCCACGTTTGTAATCAATTAGTGATGAAGCTTTTTATAGAGAAAATATGCAACTAATACTGATATAATTGTCACAAATAATAGCTCAGTGCTCCACTTAATAGAGGACAGGCTTTTTAAAAAATAAGTTAAAGAATTGAACATTGGTGATTCTCCTATGTTTGATTGAGTTAAGAACCTCTATGCGAGCGGCAGGAGTCGAACCTGCATTGGAAGGTAGGCTATATTTGAATTAAAGGAACCATTCTACCGTTGAACTACGCTCGCAAAAAAACTTGCAAATACGATTTTAAGATCTATAATATTTCTAAGCATGTTTCGTACATGCCCCTTGAGGTACATTCTCTTTCGTGGTGAGGGAGAATGTATTTTTTTATGTTAATGCGAGCGGCAGGAGTCGAACCTGCATAAATATAGGATGTGAGACTTGTGAGAAGCGTGTAAATAACTGTTCTACCGTTGAACTACGCTCGCGTGAAAGCCCCAACGAGGGCTTGGACTTGTTATGGTCTTGCGTATTGATTGCCCCGTGGTGCTGGCTTGGCGCCGGAATTATCAGCAGCACTCTGGGTCATATATTGGTAATTACCTGGATTCTTAACGCTGGTGTAGTACTTATTGGAGTCTGAAACAAAAACCATGCCAGAAGCAGCAGTAGTCCAATCACCGTTTTGTGTATAAGAAGCATTGTCTGTAGTACTTGTTTCGCTCGCTTTTTTAGCGGATGATGTGCTAGCAGCTAATGATTCTGAACTGGCTTTAGCTATTGAAGAGCTTTCTGCCTCAGACTGCTTTTTGCTTGCTTCGGATTCAGAACTAGCCATACTCTCTGAATTCTCTTTGGATTCAGACTTGGAGGCAGCAATACTTGCAGATTCTTCTTTGCTGCTTGATAGGGCGCTTTCAGATGAATCCTTCTCTTTAATAGAGTTAGCTTTACTGATACTAGCCTTTCTTTTCGATGCATCTTTTGCTGAACTTTTCTTCGCTTTGCTACTTGAGACTGTATCTGACTGTGATGCACTCGATCTTGTTGTGCCAGAAGGAGCGGCCCAAGCCGTTAATGCTAAGAATAGGATTGTTAGTCCTACTGAGATTAAGGTGTATTTTTTGTATGGACGATTAACACCTGTTTTTGTGAAATGATGAATTCCCCCACGAATTGAAAAGTAAGCTAACGCAATTAAAGATACAAGAAACATAAATGTAAAAAATATATCCAAAGTAATCCCTCCAAAACATGTTATTCCCCAATAACAATAATTCCCCGAACTATAAGTAGTCCCAACTCCTAGCTTTTATCGACTTCCTATCTGGTCTGTGCATAAACTACATTAACGATGATAATTCGTGAGGGAGGCGGAAGTAGTCAAGAAATCTTAAAATATCCTGCTGCTTGCTCCAGCCGTACTCCTCTTTTAACATGGTCAACATAAATTTATTGGCTTCAACTTCGTTGTTATCGGATAAAAAGCTTGTCGTATTTATTGCAAAAAACTGTGTATTAAATCCCTTGTGATGTCGTATATGAAAAATTTCATGATAGCAAACACCATTTTGTGTACGTTCATCAATTGTATTATTAATGACAATCATTGGGATTCGATGCGAGTTGTTATTGTAGCCGTAAATATTGCTACCAAGGTTATTGAATTGCACGTTAATGCCCAAGTCACGCGCCAAACCAAAAGCATTTTGAATCCCAAACTTGTTGGTTAAGTGGTCAATATCTTCTTCAATCCACCGTTCCATATAACCAGCTCCTATTATTCCTCTCCATTACGATACTTTTTGGGAGTAAACTTCCTTTTTGCTAATTGTTTGGATAATTCTAATGTTTGGCGCATGGACGCTTTGAGTAGTTCTTTATCCTGATCAGATAGCTCTTGCCCATTTTGAAAAAATGATAACGAATGTTTGGAGTCGAGACCGTTCATCATATCTTCAAGTTCCTTATCGATATTTCTTTCATCTTTTTCAGTTAAGTCATAATAGTGAGATCCTTTTGTAGGAAAGTTATTTTGATCTTTGGTAATGCCAGCTAGTTTAAAAATTTCATCATCAGTAATTCGTAGACCTGTTGCCATTTTTTGAAGAGTTTTTGGTTTGGGAATCTCACGTTTTTTATTTTCTACTTGTGACCAAAATGATGGAGATATTCCTGCTTGTAGTGCAGCTTGTCTAACTGTAAAACGTTTCTTATTTCTTATTTCTTTGATTTTTGGACCGAAGTTTAACACTTCGTTACGTAGATTTTCCGTTGAACTCATGGCGTCAAACTCCCTTCTATGATTGGATTATAGCAAAAAGTGAAACAATAGAGTGCAAAAAGTGAAATATTATCGTGATAAGTGGTTGCAAAAAGTAAAACAAAAGATTATAATAATTTATGTAATCAAGAAAGGAGGCAAAGACATGGCAGTAGTCCTTCCTGTAAAAAACTCTGATGAAATCAGAAAACTAATCAGCCTGAAGGGGGAAACAGTACGGTCCTTTTCCCTTAAAAACGGTATTTCTTATGGATATTTATCGCAAATATTAAACGGAAGAAAACCATCTCCGAAAGTCGCTAAGAAAATATCAGATGGGGTTGAGAGACCAATTGATTCACTTTTTTTGTTTTCAAAAGTTGCAAAAAGTAATACAAAGTCGAAGGAGGCAACAAAATGATGCCAATGAAAAGTAAAAGAGCCGCTATCGCAAATAGCAACTCTTCGGATTAAACGTTAATGACTGACAATCTTTACCACTTTGGAGCTGGCAAACACGGTGCCAGGGTCATCATCAGTGAAAAAGAAAGTGTAGTTGTTTAGAAGTTTGGTGATACTTGGCACTAATCCTAGCTTAATATGTTCGTTCAGTTCAAACGGACCATTAATTTCGTCTTTGTTAGGAAAATCGTACGTTATCTTTTCCCAGTTCTTTTTAGAAACTTTCTTAGGCCGATCATTAATTGGCGCAGTGCGAATACCCCAAACAAAGTCATTGACGTTTAGCGTTAGTGTTTCACCATCTAAAAAATGAATCGTAGCTGTTAACATTTTTTTACCACCTTTTTAAGTGAGAAGTCTATAGAAATTATTTTTCCACCTCGTTGTAAGGCGGAAAGTCGAAGAAGTCGTGGACGCTGATACCGAGGGTGCCACATACCTTACGGATTGTAGTAATTGTTGGACGCTTACTTCTCCCTTCAAACATCGCGTTTACAGTCGACTGGTTCAGCCCAGCTAATGTTGCAACACGATTAATAGTTAAGTTCTGTTGAGTTATTAATTCCATTAAATGTTCGGAAACAAATTCTCCATCGGTTTTCATGTTATGAGCTCCTAACGATATATTGTTAAGTTCATTCTAAAGTAAATAACAAAAATATTTACTAATATATTGTTGACATGTAACGATATATTAGTTATTATATGGCCAGGTTACCAATATATTAGTGGCTGGAAAGGAGATACCAAATGACTTACACATTAAGGATTCGAGAATTGCGGCAGAAACTGGGACTCAGCCAATCAGCACTAGCTGATAAAAGTGGAGTACCGCAAACGACGATCAGCGCAATTGAGTCAGGTACTAATTTGACATACGAGACGGCGAAAAAGCTTGCCCGTGCATTGGGAGTTTCCACAGATGAATTATCAGTGGAGGTGACCGAGTAATGGAAGTTATGCAAGAGAAGTTGCACGAAATGGTCCAAAGGTTCCATTTAGGTGTGTCTAATGTTTATCAAACTAACGAAAGCAAAATTGATGAAGCGCGTCGAATATTCGAGTTACTAAAAGCAAATATTTAATTTTCAAAGAACGGAGGAAACAAAATGACACATCTATCACGAACTACATTAATCAATGCACTAGCAAAGGTTAAACCAGAAACACCAAGAGTAATGTTTGAGGCACTAAGCGATAAAGCACTAGATGCTGAATTTCGAGCAGTAACGGCCGAGTATAACGAGCAAGCTAGCCAACTTATGTCAGTTTCATATTAGGAGGTGCGAACATGTCAGATACGATATTGATTCGGCATGAGGCTCCAAAGGGATTCCAATTCATTAGCGAAGAAGAATACGAGAAGTTCCAAGCCTGGAAGCAAGCACAACGTGGTATTCGTACTTGGAAGCTTAAAGATTTGGCCAAGTATAAATACGGAACTAAATCAACCGAACGAGCCTCACGATATTTAACCAAGCATCGTCATGATTTGGACATTGAACAGGGTGGCTTCATTGATTATGTGAATACCCATAACGGCTGGCAGATTCCAGCAGCTGAGATGATCGATTACCTATTAGATCATCCCGATTAATTTAAATTATAAGTGAATTACATGGAAAGGCTATATAAAGCCCTTTCCAAAATACAGAGGTGTAGGTATGAAGAACAAGTTTGCAGAGCAATTGTCATTGGCATTAGGCAAAAATAAAACACTAACACAGCAGCAGATTGCAGATAGGACGCATGTTTCTCCCGGACAATTGTCCCGGTTGAAGAGTGGATCAAGAAGTACTGATCCACAAATCAGGAAGTCGTTAGCAAATGTAATTAACGATTTTTGGCTTAGCTATTCTGGTGCTCGTGAGAATTTCGGAGTGCTGTCATTCCAGAATGATCGTCAGCTACAAGGTGATATGTTCTCGGCTTTGATGAAACAGAAAAAGGAACAGCGTGAGCGAGAAAGAATTGAGGTTGAGTTTGAAGAAGCTATTACAGTCAAGCCGAGAGATCGGACGCCAGCGCAGCAGCTAGTTATTGAACGTTATCCACGTGAATATGCAGAAGAAATTAGCGCCGAGATAACTGATTTGGCTAAGAAAGCTGAGTATGCCGGTATTCCAATGGATAAATTGCAGGAAGTAATCGATAAAGTCAATCAAGAAAATGGCTAGGAGGAAATAGCAATGATTGAAGGAGCATTAGTAGGCTGCGCGTTAACTGCATTGTGGTTCAAGCGTCATGAAGTTGCTAGTTGGTTTGGAATTTAAGGAGATGAAGACAATGAAATTTACGTTCAGGATTGGAAACGTGCTTTATAAACAGCTCACGATTCAGGAGTTAGATAGTCTTTTTAACACGTTTAAGGAGGTTGAACGAATTGGAAGTACGCAAAGTATCGCCAAAGCCTAAATTTGAGTACGAAAAAAGCTGCTCGAGTATTGGGAGTACCCGTGCAGCTAAGACGCTTAATAATTTTATTTTCGAGTTCTATTGTACTCCGAAACAGTCACTAAGGCAACGTTTGACACGGAGGTGGGGCAAATGATACCAGCACAGGCAGATTTAAACGAGCATTGGCAGCAACGTAACGACTCACGCGACTGGGTACTTGACGCAGATAACTATTGTTACGATGGTGATGAGTTTGCCAAGGCACAGTTATTTCAAGATTATATCGATAATAACGACTTTAAGCAGTGGGCGGCTGATATGCAGGCCGATATGTTGAGCGCCATTTGTATCGTCACTTTCGGTTCGACTGACGTAAGCGTGTTATATCCAGATCAAGGTGAGGAGCCAAATTGGCAATGGTTGATTGATGTGTTTGGTCAGTCCCGTCTATGGGACGAGCTACTGGCACACATCGACACGGACACGATGATGACACGTCTGGGCTATTACTGGGTATCAGAGGAGGAATAAGCATGAGTAATGAGTTAGTTACGATGGTTAATAACAATATTGAGGATATGAAGAATAATGAAGGCTTGTCATTACCACCTGATTATTCAGTAGGGAATGCATTAAACAGTGCTTACTTGATTTTGAGTGATACGTCTAAGGGCCAACCATTACTTGATAAGTGTGACCAAGGATCAGTTATCAAGACGTTGATGAACATGGCAATTCAAGGATTGAGCCCAGCTAAAAACCAATGCTATTTCATTCCTTATGGCAACCAGTTAGTCATGCAGCGTTCCTATTTTGGCTCAATTAGTGTTGTAAAGCGTCTTTCAAACGTTAAGGATATTCAGGCACAGGTTGTCCACAAAGACGACACTTTCAAGATTGGTGGTGAAAATGGAGTGCTGGTGGTTAAAGAGTTCGAGCCAAGCTTTGAGAACCTAGATAAGCCAATTATCGGGGCCTTTGCATGGATCGAAGACATCAACGGGAACCGGACATACACGGTTATGACAAAAAAAGACATCGACACCAGTTGGAGCCACGCTAAGACGAAGAAGGTTCAAAACGAGTTCCCGGAAGAGATGGCTAAACGGACTGTTATCAATCGAGCTGCGAAGTTCTATATTAATTCAAGCTCAGACAACGATTTATTTGTAAAAGCAGTTAACGAAACCACTCGCAACGAATATGAGAATGACGATAGAAAAGACGTAACACCGACTAAAAGGTCATTGGTAGCTGATGTAGCAGAGAATAAAGCTGAGAAGGTAGAGTCTGCCGAACCAGTCAAAGAACCCGTTAAAACAGCTGTAAAGGAGGCACCAAGCAATGATCAAGAACCTGCCAAAGACGGGGCCAACCAGCAAAACCTCTTCGACAACCTCGGAGACCTTGACGCCGGCTAACTATTACGATCGCTGGACAGATCAATCATTTATGTCAGCAACATGGTTCAAGAAGTTTTTAGCCTGTGAGGCTGAAGCACTCGCCGAGTTGCAGGGTAAATGGGAGCCAGTTATGAACTCAACGGCGCTAATCGTTGGAAATTGGCTTCACAGCTACTTCGAAAGCGAGAAAGCTCATGCCAAGTTTGTTGATGAACATCCAGAGGCAATTTCAAGCCAGGGCCCAAGCAAAGGCCATCTCAAAAAGGACTTCAAAATTGCTGAATCCATGATTGAAGCCTTATCTGACGATCATGATTTTAATCTTCTTTATCAAGGCGATAAAGAAGTGATTGTAACTGGTGAAATCGGTGGTTATCCCTGGAAGGGCAAGATTGATTGCCTCAATTTGAAACAAGGTTACTTCGTTGATCTAAAGACGACCGCTGATATTTATAAGGGTTATTGGAATGAAGAAAGCCGTGAACGGGAACCATTTGTTTATGCGTATAACTATCAGCTTCAAATGGCCGTGTATCAGGAACTGATTAAGCAGCAATTCGGTGTGATGTGTAAACCGTACATCGTGGCAGTAAGCAAACAGGATCCACCAGACAAGCAGGCTATTGATTTACCGGAGTACCGACTTACTAATGCTATGAACCAGATATTGGACTCTCAACAGCATATTCAAGATGTCATTAAAGGCGAAGCAGATCCTATCCAATGCGGACATTGTGCTTATTGTCGTAGTACCAAAAAGTTAGAGAGCGTCGTTAGTGCAGACGACTTACTCATAGATTGACTAAACAGAATTGGCTTGAACAGCAGTGACTGAATCCACCGAACGGGTGAAAGGCCCATTAGTAAAGGAGGGACGAATTTGGATTACTTCAAGCAACGACGAGCGTACCGCAATTTTAAAATGTATGAAGCGAGTGTCTCTAACGGCCAAAATAATCTGTATCGCGAGTTATTAGACTATGCGAACGATGAAGGCAAGTTGGACGTTCAGTTTCGCATGAAAAATTCGGCATTACTCAGTCTGACAGGACTATCCGAACCCGGCCTCGATAAAGCACGCAACTCATTAGTGCAACTAGGACTAATTAAATACGTTAGAGGCAAGAAAAATGTGAAACCGCCTGAATATCGCATTATTAATTTATATAGTAGGTCAGCTGGTTACCCAACCAGTAACCCAACTACAAGCCATAAAAGTAGGCCAACTGGTTTAGATAAAGTAGGTCAACCGGTTGGGCAAGGTGGAGGTCAACCAGTAGAACATAAAGAACTTACTAGTACTGACCCTGACTTGACTGATACTGACTCTTATGATGATGACGCGGGTGTCACGCGCGAGCAGGTCATTAACGATTGGACCAACCTGTGGGGATTTCCAAATGGTATTGCCCGACCTGAGATTGATGAATGGCTGGAAGAGTTCAAGCCTGAGGTGATTGCCTATGCAATTTGGGTTGCTGGAGAACATCAGATTGGATCTAATGCATGTTTGAAATACGTTCGTGCAATTGTTGCGGGTTGGAAGAAACGAAATATTACGACGTTAGAGCAGGCTAAAAAGGCTGCTGCTAATCATGACGACCGCATGAAGAGCGAAAGAAAACCTAGTGGCTATTCAAAACCACGCCGTAAAGAAGTTACGCCAAAGTGGATGCAAAACGGCGCTTCTCAGGCGGATTCTAAGCCAAATTCAAGTGATAACCAGCAGGACGATATGAGTGACGATGATTTTCTAGCGCTCATGAACAGTCAGGAGGAAGCTAAATGAATTGGGGTAATCAATTAGTCAAGTTAGCCGCTAACCATGCCTATGAACCGGCCGCATTGCACTGGACTAAGCAGCGTATGAAGCGGCATTTAAAGGCTGGCGGTAGCGCGCAAGATGAAGTGTGCGCTCATGAGTACAAGCTATTTGCACTCGAGGTTTTAATTATTGAATATCAGCGGGATGGCTTAAATTTTGATTTGACCCAATGTTGGGGTAAGCCAGCCGAGTATTTTATTGATCTCGAGCAAGCTAGACAAGGATTGCAAACGGAGGTGAGCGAATGAATGAAACACAGGTGCTAGTAATTAACGCTGATCTACCCGATATCGATCACCCACTAGCAATCGGGCCAGAACCGGAAATGTTTAAGCTCGCGCAACATAACTACAAATCTGGTGAATGGCCGTTCCCGGTTAGACTGGTTAAGCCTGGGACTAAGGTACGCAGTGATGAAGCTTACTTAGCTAGTATGTTACCAGATCCCCAAGCTGAGGAACGTGAGCAAATTAGAGATATTCGCCGTGCTCATCGTGCCGGCAAATACACTATTAGAGCGTTGACAGACGAAACTGGCTACATTACCAAGCGAGTGAGCTATCTCGTAAACAAGTACAGCTTGCCACTGCGCAACGAGTACTGGCGGGCCGAGAAGTACGACAATCCCAACGAGATTATTACTGGGCAAACAGTCGAGTTGCTGGGTGAAAAGCTCGGTGCCCCAGCTAGATCGATAAGGCAAGCAAGCTACTCAAACGGCATTGTTTGCGGCTATTACATCAGCCGGGTGCCGAAAGTATGAGCAAAGTCGTGATCAAAGGCGAACTACCTAGCTTAAATGAGTACATCAAGGCTGAACGGGCCAATCGGTATGCGGCAGCTAACCTAAAGAAGCGGTACACGGCCTTATGTAGTGTATATGCGCGGGCTAGTCGAAATTCTGGAGTCGAATTCAGCTGGCCTTGTAAGCTCAAATTCACGTGGTACACGAAAAACAACCGAAAAGATGCGGATAATATCGCGTTTGCTAAAAAGTTTGTGTTGGACGGCTTTATGAAGGCTGGGCTTTTAGGCAACGACAATCGAAAGCACATCACAGGATTCCAGGACGAATTTGCCGTTGATAAACGAAATCCTAGAGTAGAAATAGATGAAATCACGGAGGACGAGAATGCCTAAACACACTAAGAAGCGTTCAACGATTAAACGGAAGCACCGGCGTATGAAGAAACACGCCGAAGCAAACAAAAAGCCGCCCGTTAAGGCGACCAGTCACGGGACCACTCGAATGACCGTTGTAAGTATAACATAAAAAAGCGCTGCCATCGCTGACCGCGCTACAACTAATTCCGAATAAGTTAATTATAGCATACGAAAGCGGAGGGGCGCATGATGGGCGAACAGCAAGTTATTTCAGATGAAATTTTTCCACCAATTGACCAAGATAAAACAATTAAACAGGTGCGGCGGTTCCTGGATAAGAAGTTACCGCAAGCAGTTCGGGCGTCCGGCCATTCGGTCGCTGATCTTAAATCGCCTAGCATGGATGGCATGCCTAAGTCGGCCTCGTCTGGTAACTCGGCCGAGGATCGGATTACACGCCGCCTGTACGCCGAACAGATTGTCCGACAGACTATTCAGGCAATGGCTCGCTGTGATCATGAGTGCCAGGAGATATTAGATCGGCTATATTTGCAAGGTTACAGCGACACGATGTGCTACATGGATATTGGCTACAGCAAGACGCAGTATTTTGACCGTTGGAAGCCATTGGCAATGCTACAGTTTGCACAGAGCTATTACCTAGAAGACCTGAATATTTATCAAAACCGAACTCAAACCGGACTTTAACCGAACTTTTTCCGAACTCAAGCCGGACTTCATAGCAATAAATTGGTGGTAAATTAGTATTATCGATAATTGGTTAGGGCGACAAATAAACGTTTTTCTGATAGCCCTAATCGATTATTATTGTGGCCTTAGCTCAGTTGGTAGAGCGCCTGACTGTTAATCAGGTTGTCGCTGGTTCGAGTCCAGCAGGCTACGTTAGACGGGCACAGATGTACAGTTTATGTTGCCTCCTTGATTAAGTTGATATGACGGCCCGTCTATTAAGCAGATATGATCTAATTGGCAAGATGGCGGTCTCCAAAAACGTCTATGTTGGTTCAAATCCAGCTATCTGTGTAGCCGGCGGATTTATAAGGGGTGATGCGCTCCTCTCTGCCGCCGGTGTAGTTTATTAGTTTAGCAGCCTAGATACTCACGAATTTCTTTGATTGCTCAAACTAAAATCCTTCAAACTGCTCTCGCTTTTTAGCGGGAGTTTTTGTATAGTTAGAGTAAATTAATTAAGAATGTGGTGAAGTATATGAGACATCCTAGTAAAATCTTAAGGCCGGAGGTTGATAGTTTTGGTGTTGAAGCAATCGACGAACGTTATTCGGAGATGAATGATAGCTATAACGAAAAGAAATATGGTGAGTCGGTTAATTATGCTCGAAGTATGGTGGAATCAACTTGTAAATGGATTTTTAAAACAATTAAAGGCTACGAAATTGATAAGGATAGGTATCATCTATTACCTGAACTTGCTCAAATAACGTTGCATGTATTAGAATCTGAATTATCCTCGCAAGAACACATAACTAAGATATTCAATAAATTGATTGCCACGATTGTTGAGATAGGAAGTCTTAGAAATTCGACATCTGTATCTCATGGATCATCTGTACGAACAGAATCTGTAACATCTGTTGAGGCTAGATTTGTTATATTTGCAGCAGAAGATATAACTTTGACTTTATTGGATCTTTTATTCAATAAAACACATTCTTTAAAGAGAAATGCGGTACATTCTGTTATTGATCCTAAGGGAATGACAAAGCTTCGTGAAGACGATAGTTTTGTTACCCTTAAGTAGTCAAATACTTAGAGTAACGTTATTAATCCGGAAACATCGTTGTAATGACGGTGTTTCCGGATTTTTTTGTGTTTTATTTACGACAGAATCAGGTACATCCCGATACGATTCCGGTACAAATTCTGGTACATAATTTTTTGTACCAGAATTTTCACAAACTTTGGTGTTCATCATCTGAATCTCCTAGTAGAGTAGGAGCCATGCCATTAAAGACATTAAGTGCACCACGAACATTTTCCCGAGTGTAACTTTGAGTCATTTGCAAAGATGAGTGGCCTAACCAGTGCATGACATCAGTTGCAACCTGTCCGTTGGTGAGTGCCATGGTAGCAAAATAATGCCGGAATATGTGAGGGGTAATATGAATTCCAGCTGCTTCACCCACTTTATTCAAAACCTTATTTGCTTGCTGTACTCCCATTGGCATACCTGTCTTTTCATTTACAAATAAAAAACTTTCATCATTAATATTTCTATGTGTCTTTGAATAAATATTTTGACTATAGGTGATGGCGTAATGGCAAATATTGAGCATTTCGCCACGTACATATATTGTGCGGTAGCTTGAGTTATTCTTTAAGTCACCGCCGTCTGGTTCTGCATTAGTACGTCCCTTCTTAAATTGTATTGCGCAAACTTCTTCGTCATTCCATTGTGAGAACTTAAAAGAACTGAATTGCAGTCCCATAAGTTCTTCACGTCGTTCCCCAAGCGTTAGCAAGGCTAACATGCAGTATTGGTACTTTGACAAGACACTAGGTGCTACGGCCATGAGTTGGTTATACTGTTTTTCAGTGATTGTTTTTGATGATGGTGATTTACCACCATCAATTGAGATACCACTCAACTTGTTTTTCACAATCACATCATTCCGGGCAGCATCATTCATCAATATTTGCATTACAGAATTGGTTGTAATAATAGTGTTCTTGGCATAACCATCTTTGATCATTTGATCGATAAAATTTTGATAACTTTGCCTAGTGATTTCATTGATTTTCTGATTACCGAAAACAGGCTTTAATTGATTGTTCCAGTAGTTTTTTTTCTGAGTAATGGTGGCTGGCCGCCAAAGGTTCAAGTCGATATTTCGCTTTAGAACTTTATCAAAGTAAGCTTGAAGTGTAATTGTGTCTGAAATTGATGAGGTGATTTGCCCAGTTCCAAGTGTTACTTCGAATTTCTTTAATTCAATATCAGCATCTCGCCAAGTTATAAAACCAGATTTGCTCCAAGTGCGGTATTTATGGTTAATATCGGTATAAGAGCGGCGAATTCCATATTTTTTCCCTCGTTTTGTTTCATATTCGTAAATTCCAGGGTGACGTTTTAAAGGTTTCCATTGGCGTGGCATCGAATCAATCCTTTCTTTGTTATTCGTAGCTGTCAATTTAGCGAATTTAAGTAGCTATTTTTTCAGATACTACTTGTGCATAATTTTTTGTAGTAGTTCCAACTCGTTTTGATATTCTGATTCATTATGTGGAGTTTGAAAGTCATATACCCACCAATTTTTGTCAGTGATGCCAAGATCCCTTTTAAGCCTTTGTACGAATTCTTCATAGGTCATAAAGTCTGTGGGTTCGGCCATTTTAGTCGGGTTCCATTCTGGTAATTTATTATTTTTCATTATTAGTCCTCCTAAGATTGCAAACGTATGTTCTTGTGAACTGAAAATATATACCCCACCATGGGGTATAAGCGAGTGACGGGAATCGGACCCGCGACTACAGCTTGGAAGGCTGTCGTTTTACCACTAAACTACACTCGCGTGAAAGCCCGGTAAGGGGCCTTGTGAACATTATTTTGGTAAGTGATCCACAGCGTATTGTGCTTGAGACTGAGTAAATTGCTCACCAGCTGACGATGTTAATTGGTCAAGAATTGCACTACGTGACATGGACATTTCACTTTGGTAATCTTTAGCTTTTGCTAGAGCGTTAGCATTCCAATCAATATTAGTTAAGTGGTTAATAGCATATTGAGCAGATTCCGTAGTAAAGCCTTCACCGGAATCTGAAGTAAGCTGTTCGTATACGCCTTGTTTTGACATGTTCATTTCGGTTGCATAATCCTGAGCTTTTTCTAAAGCAGCTTTATCCTCTGAGCTGACTTTACTGGAGCTAGTTGAGCTGTTGCTGGAAGATAACGATTCAGAATCATCATTTTTATCAATATTAGATGATGAGCTAGTCTCTTTGGAACTTGAAGAACTTGCTTTTTTAGAATCTTTTTTGGAGTCATCCAGACTATTCTGATAATCTGCTTGGGCCTTAGTCAAGGTTAACGTATATGGTTTTGTTTTCTTAATTTGTTTACGTACATGGGCAGGGATAGTATCCGTGTCTTTTTTTTCATAATTTTCTAGGGCAACAATATAGACAGTTACTGTATCTCCTGCATGTCGTTTGCTTGCATTAAAGGCTTGTAATGGTTCAATATATGCTGAAAAATTACCGTCTTTGACCTTAGCCCACTTAATATCATCAGATGTTGAAATCGGCATGTCAGTTATTGCATCACTAGAATTATCTATTATGACAGCTGCAATTTTTGAGTTATTTGGGGCTTTTGTTTTTCCCTTAATAAGCCAATCTGTGTTGTGGACAATTGCTTTTGAAACAGTAACTTTCAAATCCTGAGTGCTATAAACTTTTGTGTTCTGGCTATCTGATGTGCTAGTTGTTTTGCTTGAAGTTTCAGAAGTAGGGTCAGATGTAAAAATCGCTACGAGAATAACAATGAAAATACTACAAATTGCTAAAATCACTTTAGACTTTTTGCTATTGTTAAAAAATTTAAAGTTAGTGATAGTAATTATCTCCGAGCCATACAATCCTAATAGAATAAAAAGTATTCCCATGATTAAAGCTGCTGGTGCATGGAAAGATGTCAGAACTATAATAATACCAAAGATGGCAAGTATCTGACTCCATAGTTTCTTTTTAGAAAATATAAAGCCGAACAGACAAATAATGCCTCCCAAAAATGACAATAAACCTAATGTAGACATGTTTTTAACTCCTCCAAATTAATATTTCCCCAAATAGAAATCCCCATGACGATTAAATTCTAACCCCCTAGCTTTTAATGACTTCCTATCTGGTCAGCACTTTTAGATCAGCGAAGCCAGTTCGTGTGGTAACTTGAAAAAATCTAAGAAGTCTAAAACATCTTCTTGTTTGCTCCAACCATATTCATCTTTCAACATGGCCAGCATAAACTTATTAGCCTCAGTTTCATTACCATCGGATAGAAAGCTTGTCGTATTTACCGCAAAAAACTGCGTATTAAATCCCTTGTGATGTCGTATATGAAAAATTTCATGATAGCAAACACCATCTTGAGTTCGTTCATCAATTGTGTTGTTAATGACAATCATTGGGATTCGATGTGAGTTGTTATTGTAGCCGTAAATATTGTTGCCAAGGTTATTGAATTGCACGTTAATACCCAAGTCACGCGCCAAATCAAAAGCACTTTGAATCCCAAACCTGTTGGTTAAGTGGTCAATATCTTCTTCAATCCACCGTTCCATATAACCAGCTCCTATTATTCCTCTCCATTACGATATTTTTTAGGAGTGAATTTTCTTTTTGCTAATTGTTTGGATAATTCTAATGTTTGACGCATGGACGCTTTGAGTAGTTCTTTGTCCTGATCAGATAGCTCTTGTCCATTTTGGAAAAATGATAGTGAATGTTTAGAGTCGAGCCCGTTCATCATATCTTCAAGTTCCTTATCGATGCTTTTTTCATCTTTTTCCGTTAGATCGTAGTAATGTTTTTTATTATCAGAGGATTCACTGTTTATGCTGTTGTTTGCAGAAGATAGGCCAGCAAGATTAAGAATTTCTTCTCGCGTAATTCTCAGCCCTTTAGCCATGCGAACCAAAGTATCTACTTTAGGTATGTTCCTTTCTCCACGTTCAACAAGTGACCAATAAGATGGTGAAATTGCAGGTTTACTATCGGTTTTAGATTGTTGTGAGACTTGTCGCAATGAAAAATGTTTCCGCAGACGAATCTCTTTCAATGAGTTCCCGAACTCTTCCGGTGTTATTGAATCCATTCATATCAGTCCTCCTAATGATTTTAGTATAACAAAAGTCAAAAATACTTAAATGATTTGTAAAACTTTTATATAAAAATCGTTGACAAAAGTTTTACGGATGGTATTATATAAATGTAAGTTAAGAAAGGAGGTAATCGGATGGTTCAACTATATGTAGTTGGCAAAAAGAAAATCGATGTTTTATTGGCATGGCATGGATATACTCAGAAATCATTGTCAAGCCATGTTAACATTGGCCCTAGTTATATGTCTTCAATTATCAATGGGAAGAAACCAGTTGGTAAAAGGACAGCAAAAAAGATTGCAGACAAGCTGGGAGTTGAAGTGACGGATATTTTTTTTATTCCTAATGTTGACAAAAGTTATACAAAACCAAAGGAGGCGGCAAAATGAAACAAAATACGATAGAACTTTTCGTAGATTGGCGCGACAAGTGTAAGTATGAACGTTTGAAAAGAAAACATGATCGTTATTTAAAAAAAGCTACCTCGTTGGCAGACGAGATAACTCATATGAATCTAAGATTCCATCAAAAAGTCAAAAATTAAATTTCACTGTAAATGATTTATGACAGTGTGGGTATAGAGCTGGATCTGCAAATGCCGTGAATTTTTGATGGCAAGAAGGACATGTAATTTCAATGCCCTTAGTCTTAAGAATCTCTCTGGCTTTATCTTCTCTGGCTTTATCTTCTAAGTTCATAATTATTCACCTCCTTGCAATCATTATATCGCAGGAGGTGGGGAAAGGAGGTGAGCAGATGAAACGACAAATGGAGTTAAGAATCCATTTAGAGTCAGTAGACAAAATTAAAGAGTTACTACCACAAATAGCAACTCTTCAAACTAAATATGATGTTCACTTAATTATTGATGTTTGTGAAACTCGAACAGCTATCTAAAACATATTTTTCTTTAGATAATCCCAGTTATATTCATTTGTAGCACCATCCAGTGGTGGCATTGAAACTGGTGTAATTAAAAACTGAGTGAGCGAATGGCTTAAAAGACTTTTTAGAACATCTTCTTTAGAAGATGTATAGGAACTAACGATAATAGCTCCCTCAAAAATCTTTATAAATCTATCACTTGGATGAAGAATTACAGAATTTTTAACAGATTCCCACTTATTTACAGTTGGATCAAATGAAATTAAATAATTTTTTCTGCCTGACATTTTAATCACCTCCTCATGCTCAATTATCGCATAAGGAGCAAATAAAACTATTAATTTTTCAAGGAACGGAGGAAACAACATGCAAGCAATTAAAAATCGCAAACGTGAACTTGTCGATTCAATCATCGAACTACTCCCAGCAGTGTCGCCGAGTCTGATTAATGCTAAGACATTTTGGATGTCGGAAGACGAGCTTCAAGAGCTGATAGCTATGATTCACGATGGGGACCGAAACGAGTTCTATGAAATGATTAATTCTTAATTATATTATCCGGCGTTTTTGATTCAGGTTAAACCCATAAAACTGAAAGGTGGTGATGGAATGTCAACACAGTCTAGCTCAGTATTTGCAGGTAGCACGTTGACTGATGTAATGAATCATAACAGCGTAGCGCCTATTGAACTGAGCGGCAAGGTAGGCTACTCGGTAACGTTAATTTACAAACAAAGGCATGATCAGGCCCGCATTCGAATAGAGTCGGTGCCCGCATTTCTAGCAGCATTGCCCAATCAAAATCAATTTTTTGCAATTGAACTGGCTCATCGATTTGTCGGCGTTACGACACCGGTAATTGATGGCGATCGAATTATGAAGGAACCACTAGCAATGGCCGTGAAAACTATGCCGGAATTAAGTCAAGCACTAGCGGCTATTCAGGATTCGCTTGACGAGCTAACGATACCCAAAGAGGATTTGAAGCCAAATGACTTTGATGATCCCAAGAAATTAGTGGCTGAATGTTTCGATGCAGTGCTTTACTTGTTAAACCTAATCGCATATGTATGTCGTGGCTTTGATTTGTCCATGCAAGATCAACTTAAGCAGCGCATGAAAAAGTGGTTTAAAGATGGCGTTGTTAAACATAGGAAGGAGTGATAGAGATGATGATCTCAACGCAAAATGACGATACTGAGTTTATTGATGCTGTAGCCGTTGCTGTAGCTGATAGAATCATGCCACAACTGGAATTATTGGTAAAAAAGTATTACACACCGGATCAGGGATTAAACCAACAGCAAGCTGCTAGTATGCTTGGATGCAGTGTGGATACATTAAAAGATTTTTATTACTATCAGCCTGGATTCCCACATTTCAAGAAGGGTACAAAAGATTCATTTTCACAAAAAGCTTTAGAAAAGTGGATGGCCGACAATCAAATACGAGCGTAAGGAGGATTCAAAATGATTGAAGGAGCAATAGTAGGCTGGATATCGACTGTTCTTTGGTACAAACGACATGAAATTAGTAACTTGTTTGGTGTTTAAGGAGATGAAGACGATGAAATTTACATTCAGGATTGGAAATGTGCTTTACAAACAGCTCACGATTCAGGAGTTAGATAATCTTTTTGACACGTTTAAGGAGGCTGAACGAATTGGAAGTACGCAAAGTATCGCTAAAGCCTAAATTTGAGTACGAAAAAAGCTGCTCGAGTATTGGTAGTACCCGTGCAGCTAAGACGCTTAACAATTTCATTTTCGAATTCTATTGTACTCCGAAACAGTCACTAAGACAACGTTTAGCACGGAGGTGGGCCAAATGAACGGCTACGATAGCTGGCTGGTTGACCAAGAAGAAGCTGCGGAAGGCTGGCGTGATGATGAACCTACTGAGGAAGAGCTGATTGAAAGTGGCGTCATTGCTGATGAGGAGGACGATGAGAATGATTAAAGAAGAAACTGCGGGCATGACGCTCGATGAAATGGAAGCCAAGCTTGAGCAGGCTACCCGAGATAAGAAGGCTTTTAAAAAGGCCATGCTAAAACCGCAAATTGAAGTTGATAAGTATCGAAAGGCCATCAAGACGGTCGATGAGCAAATTGACCAACTACAAGAATTACAGCGAATGGCAATGGGTGATCAAGAACAAGTTGATACTGAGTTCTTTCGCTTCAAAATGGGCACCGTTAATCCTAATACGTCTCGTAACTGGAACCTTGAACGAGATAAGGACGCGACACCCAAAGAGCTTACAGCAGTCTTTGAACGCTTTGACGATACCTTGATTAAGACGTCCCGGAGTGTAAACGAAACGGAAATCAAGAATCGATTAGCAAGTGGAGAGCTCTATGCAACCCCTGATGGCAAAATCATGGACTCAAATCTAAAGGCGCTGCCAGGATATTCTGGGTCACTCAAAAAGCCCAAAATTTCTGTGAAAGCTAAGGAGGATTAATTATGAGTGAAGCAATCGCGAAAGCAGAAGATCAAACGAACAGTCTATCCCTAATCATGGGTACTGATCAAAACAAGATGGCTAGCGAACTACAGGCTATCTCTAATTTTCAAACGATGGTTCAACATCAACTAAAAGATGGTCAAGATTTTGGGGTCGTCCCTGGTACACAGAAACCCACATTGTTGAAGCCTGGAGCCGAGAAGATTCAAATGCTGATGGGCGTTAATAGCGAGTATAACGTCATTGATAAGGTTGAGGACTACGATTCGGGTTATTTCGACTACACCGTCAAGTGCGTGCTATACAAGAGCGGTATGCAATTAACTGAGGGATTAGGGTCGGCAAATACCAAAGAGAGTAAGTACGTTTCTCGTGATGGCTTTTCAATGAAAAACACGGTATTGAAGATGGCAAAAAAGCGAGCTCAAGTTGATGCCACACTGACCATCGCTAGTTTATCAAATGTCTTCACGCAAGATGTCGAAGATATGCAGAACTTTAACCAACGTGAGAATAACGAAACCATGACGTACGATGAAGCCTTCAATTTGAAACTGAACTTCGGTAAAAATAATGGCAAGACCATGGGCGAAGTTATGAACGAAAATCGAGGCTATATCGAATGGCTCGCTGAAAACGCCAAGAAGGCCGAATTTAAGACAGCTGCTAAATTATTACTAGCTGGCAAGCAACAGCCCGCAACTGACGATGAAGTAAATGAAGATTTTGATCCTACCACTATCATTGCTAGTTCAAAACAGACGAGTGAGATTGCTAACCTTGCTGGTGAACTGGCCACCCAAACCAAGAATGGCACACCATTATCAGTGACTAATGAGGTTATTCAACAAATTGTCCCTGATTGGAAAGGGACTGACGACGATTGGAAGAATCTGACAGTAGCACAAGCAGAGGATGCTAAGAGTCAGCTACAAGGATTGTTAGCAGCATTTGATAAGAAATAACCATTCGAATTGGCTTGAATGCAGCAGTGACTGAATCCACCGAACGGGTGAAAGGCCCATTAGTAAAGGAGGGACGAATTTGGATTACTTCAAACAACGACGGGCCTACCGTAATTTTAAAATGTATGAAGCGAGTGTCTCTAACGGCCAAAATAATCTGTATCGCGAGTTACTAGACTATGCGAACGACGAAGGCAAGTTGGACGTTCAGTTTCGCATGAAAAATTCGGCATTACTCAGTCTGACAGGACTATCCGAACCCGGCCTTGATAAAGCACGCAACTCATTAGTGCAACTAGGACTAATTAAATACGTTAGAGGCAAGAAAAATGTGAAACCACCTGAATATCGCATTATTAATTTATATAGTAGGTCAGCTGGTTACCAAACCAGTAACCCAACTACAAGTCATAAAAGTAGGCCAACTGGTTTAGATGAGGTAGGTCAACTGGTTGGGCAAGGTGGAGGTCAACCAGTAGAACATAAAGAACTTACTAGTACTGACCCTGACTTGACTGATACTGACTCTTATGATGATGACGCGGGGGTCACACGCGAGCAGGTCATTAACGACTGGACCAACCTGTGGGGATTCCCGAACGGGGTTGCTCGTCCTGAAATTGATGAATGGCTCGTGGCGTTTAAACCTGAATTGGTGGCTTACGCCATTCAAATTGCTGGTGAACACGATGTGCAGCCGCGGGGGGCTTTGAAATATTTGCGTGCGGTAATCAAGGGTTGGCAGCAACGAAAGATTACGACGTTGGCGCAAGCTCAACAAGCAACCGCTGATCACGACAAACGATTGGCTAATGCTAATAAGCCGGGTGGTTATTCGAAACCACGCCGTAAGGAAATTATGCCAAAGTGGGCGCAGGATGGCGCTTCTCAGGCGGATTCTAATCCTAAGTCAGGTAAGTCCTTGACCGATGAACAACGGAAGCAGCTGGCTGAACGCGTTAATAAGCTGGTTTCAAAAGAATAAGGAGGTATTCCAGATGTATGCAATCAAGACGTTTGATGAGGAGCATAGGGTGCTAGCTACTGGCGATGAACCAGAGCTACATCGCTTGGTACTGGCAAAGTACCAACAAGGCGAATGGCAGTTCCCAGTAGTCATTGAAGAGGAAGCAGCTAAGCTATGGGATGACGCAGCCTACCTAGCCAGTATGAAACAAGACCCGAAGCAGGGAGAGCGTGAAGACATCAAAGCCATTCGGCAAGCACGTAAACATGGCAAACGTTCCCTCAGGCAGATAGCTGAAACTACGGCAATTGAATTCAAGCGGGTAAAGGATTTAGTCCACAAATACAGCCTGCCACTGAATAACGGTTACTGGCGTGCTGAGAAGTATAACAATCCTGACGAAGTGATCGCCTATCAAACCCTGGCACGATTATGCGAGAAGATTGACGCCCCAGAGTTTTCGATTAGACAGGCCAGTATGTCTAACGGGGTCGTTAATGGCTATTACATTAGTTGGGTACCGGGGCTGAAAAATAAACATGATTAAGCATACTTTCATGCTGACACCAGTTCAGCAGCAACGACCGCGAGCTACACGCTATGGTCGATCGATTCGGCTGTATGATCCTAAAGCAGTCAAGCAATTCAAAGAGACTGTCGCTGAGGAAGCCATGCTCACGTATCGAAATCAGCCGTTGTCAGGCAGTTTGGCAGTTACCTTGGTATTTTATCGGCCGGTACAGCAAAGCTTGTCTAAGGTCGAAAAACAGCGCCGAATTGATGGCAGACACTTACCAGTCGTTAAGCCAGACTTAGACAATTATATCAAGTCGTTTCTTGACGCATTACACGGTATTTACTGGCAAGATGATGCACTGATAACAGATATTGTCGCTAGTAAACGTTATGGCCGGCAGCCGAGGATTGAGATTGAGGTTAAGGAGATTGAACAAGGATGACAAGTTTATCAATGGTATTGGGTAAAGAAGCGGTAGTGGCCTACATGGTCGTCCTGACCTTTCAAGGCGAAATCATGAAAAACTACCCAAAGATTTATAAGCGTTATGGTGACGCCTTCAAGCGTTGTGAGTACTTAAATCATGTTATTAAGAGCGATGATTATCGCTGGAAATTGATGTGTGCTAAGGGCTGGTATGATATTGAACCGAATGACAAGGGGGATTAGATATGGATACTGAAATTCCGGCATGGGCCATACAAGCGGCCTGTGAGGCTATGGGCTACGCAGATGAATCGGAAGTAGCGTGGGAAGACTATCCACTGATCATGGCGATGGCAGAGTCAATGGAGGGCGAATGATGACGATTAAAGATTTGCTTGCTGATTGGGTAGCATGGACTGCGATTTGTTTCGTAGTTGTCGGCGGCATCAAGCTATTTGTGGTTGTCCTAGGATGGCTATTTTAGCGGTATACACATCGATAGGGGATGGTTGGATGTGGGCGTATGTTTTTCTAATCTTGATCGTGCTATTTGTTTCAATGACGTTTGAAGATGAGAAACACGGGTTTGCCAAAGCCTTAACGATTTACGTTTTAATTGCCGGATTGGCAATATCAATGTGGTAATAAGTACATTGATTCGATTGACGAAAATAGATACTACATTATGGAGGATTGAAATAATGGCAATTACTAGAAATGAACAAGGCCGTCCAATTGTTCGCGTACCGGGAACGTTTTGGTACAACATTGTTGGCACGGATAAATATGAATTTGGATCAGCTGTTCACACTGGTGTCGGTAACTCATACGAAACTGAACAATTGGTTAAGGAAGCCAAGAAGTATGTAAGTTGTGTTAATCATTACATGCGTGACGAAACCGGCGATCTAGTAAGGTACGGAAATGTAACAACTAGCATGCGTTGGCAAAGTGTTATTTATAATACGGAAAAGTATCGTTCGCCAATTTCAATCCATAAGTTTGATTGGCTGCCCTTTTCAGACAGTACGTGGCATAAAGTATTGCAAGTAAAAGGCGATGGCACGATTGTGCTTGAAGATGGCAAATATCGCGATGTTGAATATATTATTTCCGAGATGATTCAGTACATGCACGACAACTTACCAAAAGAAAGTAAACCAAAATCCAGCAACGTCGACCACCCGCAGCATTACAACCATGGCGGACGCGAAACAATCGACGACATCAAGGCACACCTTGAAAATAGCGACTGGAACGCGTATGAGGGTGGTTTGCTGTTTAACGTGTATAAATACATCGACCGCGCACCATACAAAGGCAAGCTGCTGGAAGACCTAAAAAAGGCACAGTGGTATTTAAACAAGTTGATTGAGGAGAACGAAGATGCCTAAACACACTAAGAAGCGTTCAACGATTAAACGGAAGCACCGGCGCATGAAGCAACACGCAGAAGAAAATAAAAAGTCAACCAAAGAGGACGGAAAGTAATTATGAAATTAAAGATTGAAAATAATGATTTGACGGTAATAGTTGAAGCAACTCGTGAATTGAGTTTTGAGGAAGTTTTTAAGTCACATCAGCTGGCTACTGGCCGTGATGATGAATTGAGCACCGGCCGTGAAGAAAAACAGACGTTCGTTCCTGAAGACTCAGATGGACTAGTTAAGGATACTAATACCGATCCTGAGTCCATTCCGGCAAGCATGCCTAAAGATGGCGAGATGGTAAAGGCTGAATTTATGTGTCCACAGTGTGGTTACGATAAAGTAACGCATGTTAAGTTCGGCTATAACCGTTGGAATTGCCCTGGATGTGGAATCAGATTGTTTCTTGCGTATGCAACAGGTACTCGTGGAGAAAAAGACGCAAATGGATTTTACTACAAAGCTAATCGAGAATTTATTAGTCATGCCCCTGAAAACAGTGATGATGATTTTTCCAAGATGTTTACCCGGTCAGATGATCCAGAGAAGCCGGATGCTTATGACACAATCCCAGACATCAAAAAGTATCTTGATAAGCATGGCATTGATTATTCTCATGCAAAGTTTAAAGGCGACTATGTTGATTTAATTCCAGAGGATTAATCATGATAATTGTCAAGGAACCAACTAACGAGGAACGCAAGCGGGCGTTCGAAGCGTTCGGGGAGGATTAAAAATGGACACTAAAAATAGAATTGGCTATTTAATATCTGCTGTAGCCTGGATAGCATCTGTAATAATTTTACCTCATGTGGGAACTAATCCTGATGGTTGGGTTATTGCTTTCATTGTGATAATGGCATTTGGATTAGGCATGGAAATTTAGTTCGGGGAGAATTGAAAATGAGTATTAGAAATAAAATTGGACTTGGCATGATAGCCTTATTTATTTTAGTCACGATCGTCGGAAACTTTTTAGACGGATTCTGGCATGGGATTGTTTTTATCGGTATTACAGCATATGTTGTGATAGCACTGAAACTATTAGACTAGAACAGATGATTGGAGATAGCGACGATGATTAAGTTTAGGGCATGGGACAATGAAAATGAAACCTATCTTTACGATGTACAAAACGCTTATGACATGTTGAGCGGGTTCGTAAAATATGCTGATGGTGAGGATGCTAACTATGACGAGTGTTGTTTTGGAGATTTCTTAAATAATGAGCGGTACGATGTTGAACAGTTTACCGGCCTGAAAGACGTGAACTATAAGGAAATTTATGAGGGCGACATTGTTCAACCCGTTAGTTCTCATGTTCGTTTAAAACGTGGCAAGCCTTTTGAAGTTAATAAAGGAAATTATATATACGGTAAATGGATTGCAAATGATGTTTCTAGCAAAGAATTTCGCGTAGATGGGTGCTATTTCAACAATGAAATTCAGACAGTTGGCAATGTGCACGAGAACCCGGAACTACTGAAAGGCTGATTTTAAAGTGTTTCTAGGAAAAGTATTCACATCTACACCTTTTATCGGAAAACGTAAACAGGAGGAAGAAAAGTGAAAGCTCATGTTTTAAAGCTGTATGCAAATTATTTCAACGATGTAGCACATGGACATAAAAGATTTGAAATTCGAAAAAATGACCGTGACTATCAGGTCGATGATTTGCTAATATTGCGTGAATTCGTACCACAGTTCGGTGTGTATACGGGTAATATGATGGTTTATCAAATAATGTATATGACCGATTTTAAGCAGCGACCGGGGTATGTTGTTTTGGGGATCGAAAACTTCGTTGAATAAAGCTTTTATTTTATACAGGGAGTGATCAAGTGATTGGTATTTTTAGACATCACAAAGGTTGTAAATATTGTTCAAAAAAAGCGCCAATTATTAACGATGGGTGGTTTGAGTTAAGAATGGTGTACGGAAATTCCTTGACTGCTAATTTTGGAAGTCAAAGGTCTGATAGTGTCCGATTAATTTATTATTGCCCAATGTGTGGGCGGAAACTTTAGGAGGAATTATTAATGAGTATTGTAACGGCACATGCGGGTGATGGTCTTGTGGACGCGATTTTTCAATTGGCTACGTTCGTCCCTTATGATAGATGGCTCCAAAAAAACGGAATTGCCAAATCGAAGGCAACCATTCACAACGCTGCTCAATTTGTAATCGACACTCAAAGCGATTGGAATCATGCGTGGCAACGAGAAATTAAAAAGTGCTTACCTGATCTTAAGCGCATTGCTAACGGTGCAGATTTAAAGATCATTAATCAAACGATTCAAACTTACACCATGAACTACGAATCTACTGAACAAGTTGAGCTTAAATAAAATTTCTAATTAAGTCAGGAGTACCGACAATGGATTATTTTCCTGTAATTCTAGTGCTTTTCGGTTCAGGCATAAGCGCATTAAGTGGGTTAAGTGTTCTGAGCGATTTTAATATCAAGCCAGTAGACATTGGAATGATAGTTTTTAGTTTTATTTTGTCGTTAGTTTTTGTAGCAATTGGGATTGCTATGAGTATTGATATTTATAAACAAAAACACTAAAAAGCGCCGCCATCACTGACGCCGCTACAACTAATTCCGAATAAATTAATTATAGCACAGTCAAAACAAGGGGTGGCAGTGATGGAGAGCATTTTTAAGGACGTGGATGAAGAACGAACAATTGCTAATGCGGAACGGGTGCTAAAGGGCTATTGGAAATGGCGGCTACGAGCTCGCAGGGTTAATTTCAACCTGCAAAGCCCAGTAATGGACGGAATGCCTAAAAGTCCTAGCTATGGCAACCGTATTGAAGACAAGCAAGTTAGTAAAGCTAATGATGATTTTATGGCTAATTTAGTTGTCAAGGTCATTGAAGCTATCACGATTGATGAAGAAACAGAAAAATATTCAGAGCTATTAATGTTGCTCTATGTTAAACGGTATTCGAAAACTAAGTGCATGATTAGCCTGAATATCTCCGACAAAACGTTTAATAAGTATTTGAAACAAGCTCAGTTAATGTTCGCTGAGATATATCCGGATGGTGTGGAAGACCTGATCGTTAAAAAGTATGAGCCAGAGATTATTGCTCACTACGACGAAGACTGAATTTACTCCGACAAAATTCCGAGTAAATTCCGACAAGTTTCCGTGTTGATTCCGGTAAATTAGTCAAAAAGGGGAGTAAATTAGTATTATCGATAGATAGGTAAGCCACCCCAGCTTGTTAGCCTATCATCACGGCGGTGCGTCAGAGATGGAGAGCTGTGTCGGTCTGTAAAACCGATCCCATTGGGTGAGTAGGTTCGATTCCTACCACCGCCATAACCGTGTACTGCAGGGTACTGAACAGCTCTGCAGGCAGAAGACGTGCATCTTACCTAATCGAAGGTGCCAGAGTTCCTACGATTGGTACGGGGAACATTGTTCAAATTAGTAAGTGGGCGGACAAGTCGCAAATGCGCAATTGTTAATTTCTAGTCGGCCAACGAGGAAACAACAAGTCCACTTACTAGTTGTAGCTTTAGCTCAGTTGGTAGAGCACCTGACTGTTAATCAGGTTGTCGTTGGTTCGAGCCCAGCAGGCTACGTTAGACGGGCACAGATGTACAGTTTGTGTTGCCTCCTTGATTAAGTTGATATGATGGCCCGTCTATTAAGCAGATATGATCTAATTGGCAAGATGGCGGTCTCCAAAACCGTCTATGTTGGTTCAAATCCAGCTATCTGTGTAGCCGGCGGATTTATAAGGGGTGATGCGCTCCTCTCTGCCGCCGGCATTAGTCTTCGTGTTTAATGTCGGCCGTTAAATGCGAGTATCGCTGTGGGCTAATTGGCAAGCCACAATGGGATGTAGGTTCGAGGCCTACCGGCGATATAGTTATACAATGTTAGCGTCCACGATAGACCATTCGTATAACGTGTGCTTGTGGCGGAATAGGTAGACGCTGTGGCGGCCCTGTTTCAGGGTGTGACTGTTGGTTTTACAAGGGCGTCGCGACACTTGTAAGTAATTGGTAAAGATGCTGAATATATCCAACATGTAGGGTGCAAATCCCTACCAAACACATTAAACACGTCCGCGGCTCCAAAACGGACAATCTTCAAACTAGTTCTCGCTTATTGGCGGGGGTTTTTGATACATACGATTAGGAGATGTTAGCATGCAATTAGTTGTCTATTTAAAAAATCAAACTATCAAGTCGCCTATTTACGCTGACGATTCTGACACTAAGGCAACAATGATGGCAGTTAAAAATGAAGTTATTGAACACTGCAGTCCATTTAGGCGATACATTACAATTAACATAAATGATTGGAACTTGACCATTAAGGCAAGTGAGCTAGTTGCGTTGGAAATGCAGTAACGTCCTTCGGGGCGTTTTTTTGATGCATAAATTTAGGAGTGATTGAAATGATTAAGCGAACTCCAGAAGGCTTAGAGTGGTCGATTGACCGCAAGATAAACTATGACTTGCGTAATTGGCCGGAGCATAAGAAGCGTCGTGCTAAACAGCATGGCGCTTTTCGTTTGGATAAAAATAAAAAGGTGGTAATTAAGAATGAACGATGTTGAATTTACAAGTAAATGCAAAGCCTTAGTGCTGGACTACGCTAATGAACATTTAGATGTAACCGATAGAAAACAGATCACTGTCGATGATGTCTTTATTGTTTGGCAAGCGAAAGCATTACAGAATAGCAAAGCGTTACTCAGCACGACGTTAAGTGATGGTATGTACTACGAGCTTACTTATAACGGTGATAAGGGTGAAATCTACCTAGATGCCTACAAAAAGTTTGAGAATCGATGCTACAAAATTTAGACTAATTAATTCCAATAAATGGAGGTGTGGTGGTATGTAATGACACGAAAGTTAACGCCCAAACAGCAGAGATTCGCCGACGAGTATATCAAGTCTGGTAATGCTGCTGATGCGGCTCGTAAAGCGGGGTATAGTAAGCGCTCAGCCCGCTCAGTTGGACAAGAAAACCTGACAAAACCTGACATCAAAAAATACATCGATGAACAGATGGTCGAGATAGAATCTAGCAAGATTGCAGACGCCAAAGAGGTTATGGAATTTTACACTAGAGTGCTTCGTGGTGAAGAGCTAGAAACTGTAGTGGTGGGTACTGCTGACGGTGCTGAATCTATTGAACGTCCACCAACTACCAAGGACAAAACGGCTGTTGCTAAGGAAATACTAAAGCGTTATCCGGGCAACGATAAGCTTGTTGAACAACAGATTCGAAAGTTCAAAGCTGATGCAGATATTGCAGAGGCTAAGGCTAAATTGTTACGAGGTGGTAAGGATAATCGACAAGTTAAGACTGATGAGTATTTGGAAGGATTGAAGGCGATACTTAAGGATGAATAAAAAGCAAAACATACTAAACCAAATATTAACTGGCAAACAGCAGACAGTGCTACGTCAAGGGCTTTTTAACTCTGAATGGAAATTAATGGTTAATTATGGAGCTGTTCGATCTGGTAAGACAATCGTTGATAACTACCTGTTCCTTTATGAATTGAAACAGACTGCTAAATTAGCAAGCCAACAAGGTTATGATAATCCTCTTTATATTCTTGCTGGGGTATCTAGTAAAACAATCTGGAATAATGTGCTGAATCCATTAGCCAATGATTTCGGCATTGATTTTAAGTTTGACCGTTATGGCAACTTTAATTTATATGGTGTCACGGTCGTTCAGGCGTATACCGGTTCAATTAGTGGCCTTGGGGCTATTCGTGGTATGACGGCATGGGGAGCATATATTAACGAAGCCAGTCTTGCCAATGAAGAAGTGTTTAATGAAATCCGTGATCGCTGTTCTAAGGGCTCTAAGCGCATTATTTGTGATACTAACCCTGATATTCCAACACATTGGCTTAAACGAAATTATATTGATAATCCCGGCCATTCTAAGAGTATTATCAGCAATCATTTTGTACTAACTGATAATACTTTTTTAGATGATGATTATATCCAGACGAAAAAGGAAACAACGCCTAGCGGCATGTTTTACGATCGGTCAATATTAGGGCTGTGGGTTAGTGGTGAAGGTGCCGTGTATCGTGATTTTGACGAGCGTAAGATGGTTGTTTCAAATGATATGATCCCGAGCGGACTGAGCTACGTTGTTGGCGTCGATTGGGGATATGAACATAAGGGTTCCATTGTAGTGTTTGGCATTAGTGAAGATGATACTTGGTATTTACTTGAGGAGCATACGCAGCAGTTCCGTGAAATTGACTATTGGTTGAATATAGCATCAAATATTCAGGAATGGTACGGGCAACGGATTCCATTTTACTGTGATAGTGCCCGGCCAGAACATGTTGCAGCATTTAGCGAACATGGAATCAATGCAATTAATGGGTATAAAAGTCGGTTGACCGGCGTAGAGAATGTGGCAAGTTTGATGAAAGCTAGCCACTTTTTTGTTGCCAAAGAGGCAATTGATAATCGTCAGTTTAGTACCGGTCAAGATGGTTATCATTATTTCTTAGATGAAGTTTATCAATATGTTTGGGACGAGAAGACTGGCGAACCTGTGAAGCAGAATGATGATGTTATGGATGCTATGCGGTATGCAGTTGCTTCACAGATGAGAATGACGCGGATAAACCAAACTAATAATCATTCTGTTCAAGCTAATACGCTTAGAAACTTTGGTATTTAAGGAGATGATGAATCATGGTAAACGATGCAAATGCACCCACAACCATGACACCATGGGCGTTTTATCCCAAGAATGCGGATGTAAAAATGCTGAATGGTCCACGGTTTGATCAAGATGCTAACCGGGTATTCAAAATGAATGCAGATAAATTTGAGTCTATTAAGAATGACCCTAATGCACTGGGAATTGTAGTCAGTCGCTTTATCAATCGGCATTTTACACATCAGTTAAAACGTATTTTAACCATGCAACGTTATTACATTGGTGTGAATGATATTAAGTTTTGGCAGTCCGGTAAAGCAACTAATCGTGCTGATAACCGGATTGCTAATGAGATGCCAAAATATATTACGAATATGCGGGTTGGGTATACCTTTGGGAATCCAATTCGTTTCCAATACAATGACGATTCAAGTCAAACGGACACTAACCGTGATGAAGTTAATGCGGCTATTGATGAGTTTAATCAGCGGACCAATGAAGCTTATCACGAGAAAGTGATGAAGAAAAATCTATCCGTAACTGGTCGTGCTTATGAATTAGAGTATGTCAAACGCGACACAACAGACTTATATGTCATGGCTTTAGATCCAAGTGAAACATTTGTTGTTTATGACACTGATCCAGAGCAGCACTCACTATTTGCTGTGCATTATTACTATGTTGAGGATGATGAAACTCCAGTATGGTATGTTGAAGTCTATACAGATGATCATACGATTCGATATGAACCTAACGGCTATCCTAATTCACAATTGACTTTCGATGATGGTAATCCGGACAACTACGAGGAACATTACTTTGGTGGTGTGCCCGTCACTGAGTACGTTAACAATGATGAAAGACTCGGCGACTGGGAAGGTGAAATGGATAACTTCGATGCTTATGATAAAGCAATCTCTGAGATGGCTAACAGTGAGGAAGATTTTAGCAATGCCACGTTAGTAATTACGGGTGAGTTTGACTTTGGTACTGATTCCAGTGGGAAACCCAAGACTCATCCAGACGTTGATGGAAGCAATCGTTATATGTGGCTTAAGCCTGCACGGGCACAGGGGATGAACAGCGATAATGTTATTCAACCTTCTGTTCAGTATCTGACTAAGAATTTACCTATCGATGCTTGGAATGCATACGTTAAGACGCTCAATGACAATATGCATAAGTTTACCAATTCACCCAATGTAGCAGATGAGAACTTTGCCAGTAATGCTTCAGGTGTAGCAATGTCATATAAGTTATGGGGCAGTGACCAGGAACGAGCTACTCAACAAGAACTGTATGCTCGTGGTCTAATGCGTCGATTGCGATTATTGGGAAACTACTGGTATACACTCGGAAAAATCAAAGATTCTAATTTGATTGAAAATGTAACGCCTGTGTTTACCCCTAACTTGCCTAAGAACGACACCGAAATCGTCGACAACGTGCAAAAACTTTCTCAAACAGGTGAGTTCAGCCAGCAAACTTTATGGGAGATGGCACAAGCTGTAACTGGAATTAAACCGGATGAGGAACAGTCCCGAATGAATGCTCAAACTGAATCTGAACCAACAATGACCATGCCAGGCGACTACCCTGATACATTTAATAAGCCATCTAATGAAACTGAACGTCAAGTAGAATCCCATACTGCTGAACCTGACGAGTCACAGCCAACAGGAGTTCGATCAGTTGGCGAGGAACAACAGGACACTTTAGTACAGGCAATTGTTAATCAGCGACAAGCACAGCAAGGTGGTGCTAGTTAATGGAACGAAAGGCTGTTCTGCAACTGGCACAACGTGTTTATGGTGAGAACGACAAACGTGTAAAAAAATTGAATGAATTATTTAAACACGCTAATAACGAAATTGTGGACGTTCTAAGCACCTTTATTGCTGATGAGGTTAATTGGTCAGCTCCAGCCCCCAAAGCCCAAATACAGGAGCTGATGGACGACATCGCCAAATTAGCCGTGTCTGCCGCTATTGATGAACGCCCGTTTGTTAATCAAACATTTAGAGATGAACGAGTTAAGACTTATGGTGATGTGGCTAAGCAGCGAGTTAACCTAATCGTTACCCAGCTGGCTATAGATCAAAAACAAGTTATCCAAAGTAATCTAAATCATATTGACCGGGCACCACTAGTAAATCCGCAACCGGATCGTGCTGTGTATTCAAGGCATAAGTCAGACATAGCGGTGCAAAAAATTGTGGGTGATAATCATCAGGGTTGGCAGGGAGCTTCTTGGCAGGATCGAATCTATAAAGAGAAGTCTGCGTTAATGCGTCAGTTAGACGATCAAGTAGACGATGTATTGAAGAATCACTATAAGCCGCAGGATTTCAGCAAAGAGATTGCAACTAAGCTTGGTGCGTCGGAAGGACGTGCAGAACGCATTCTTAGAACTGAATCAAGCGGCGAACTGTCAAGGCAATTAATTGATGATTTTGGTCAACGAAGCGTCAAACGTTATCAAATTGAAGCAGCTCTGTCAGTAACGACGTGCGAGGAATGTGAGGCGCTGGACGGAACAGAATATAATATTGATGAAGCTAGTGAAGGGGTGACACTGCCACCATTTCATCCTAATTGTCAGTGCACAATTATTGAAGTCGCTGATAATGATTACAGTGTTGATTTTAGTCAAATGCCAAAGAATTATGGATTGGATTAGGGCCACTTAAATTATGTAAGTGGTCTTTTAATTTGCCCTTTTTTCGGCAGCGGGCGTTAAAGAACAGCTGACAGTTATACCACTTAGAAAGTATTTTAGGAGGAATTTTTATGTTTAAACGATTATTACCAATGAATTTACAGTACTTCGCTGAACCAGTACCTGGCAGTGGTAATGAGGCAGATGCCGAGTCAGCTAATAATTCTCAAAATGGTAATGGTGATGGTGGAAATAAGGATAACAATGGTGAAAATGGGTCTCAAGGTACCGGCAAGCAGTTTGACCGTAAAGAGGTCCGGGGGTTAATTTCAAGCGCTATTGATGATTTTAAAAAGAAGTCTCTTCCAGATCTATTGGAGCAAGCACGCCAAGATGGTGAAAACCGTGCCAATATGACTGCAGAGCAACGTGAATCAGCAGATCAGAAAGCCCGTCAAGCTGAGTTAGACAAGCGTGAATCTGAATTGAATCGCCGTGAATCAATTAATGCAACACGCGATTTGCTGGCCAAGGAAAACTTACCAGAAGATTTTGCAGAAGTGCTGAACGATGTCGATACTGATAAGCGCGCACAACATGTCGAAAACTTTGGAAAAGCTTTTAATAAAGCCGTTCAAGCTGGTGTTGAGGAACGCTTGAAGGGTAAACAAACTCCAGGCCAAACTGTAAATAACGGCAATGATCGTGAAGATACTAAATTCGCGCAAGAGTTAGCTGCAATGGCACATCCAAAGAAGCCTGCAAGTGATTTCTTTGGTCATAAAAAATAAGGAGGTTTAATCAATGACGATTAAACGTGATTTTATTTCAGAAACCCAAGTGCTGGGGAATGTACAACAGAAGGTAGCGTTGCCGGGACTGATTAGTGCAACTGGTGTAACGCCTAACAGTTTTGGCCGGAAAGTTATTCCGGCTGGGACGGTAGTTGGTGGTGCTAGTTCGTTTTTAGACGATTCACAAGCTGTATTGTCAGTAGGACAAGACGCCAAAGCACAAGGTGTATTAGAGCACGATGTAGATGTTACAGCTGGTGATGCGACTGGTACAGTCATTGTTTTTGGCTTTATTAATACTGCTCGTATTGCTAGTGGAGATGTTTCAGCCGATGCTAAAACAGCATTAGCTGGTAAAGTTACATTCTTCAATCGACCATAGGAGGACTGATAAATAATGAATATTTTTGATTTAGTAAATGCAACTAATATTGCCGCATATTGGGAAACGATTGCGCAGCAAGAAGCGCCATATTTTGGTGAAACTATTTTTCCAAATGTTCGCCAAGTAGGTATGACGATGGACTGGTTGAAAGGTGCAACCGGAGCACCCGTTGCTTTAGCACCATCAGCACTCGATACTAATGTTGTACCACGGGGACGTAAGGGACTAAGCAAGTTAACTCAAGATATGGCTTTCTTCAAGGAATCTAAATATGTTGATGAAAAGTTACGTCAGCAGTTATTAATGCTAGGCAATAGTGCTGACCAAACACTACGTGATACGATTATTGCTCATATTTTCGATGATGACATCGAGTTGATTAAGGGCGCTGCATTGCGGCGTGAGATTATCCGGATGGAAGCTTTGACAACCGGTAAAGCTAAGGTGACTGGGAATGGTGTTGATATGACTATTGACTACGATATGCCAACTGAAAATATTGGTGCCTCCAAGGTTGCTTGGGGGGATGCCAAGGGTAATCCATTTGAAGACTTTGATCGGATTACGACACAAATTGGTAATAAAACGGGAGCCACAATCTCACGTGTTGTTATGAACCGGGTAACTTGGAATACACTTGCAAGTAATGATGCTATTAAGTCTACTTTGCTGGCTAGTTCTGCAAGTAAGACTAATGTGGTATTACCCAAGTCCGTTATTATGACTTACCTGGAAGATGAATATGGCTTGAGTTTTGCTATTTATGATAAAGGGTACCTTGGTGCGGATGGTAAATTAGTTAAGTTTATTCCAGACGGTAAAGCCGTCTTTATGCCAGCTGTTGATCTTGGTAATACGCATTTTGGGACGACCCCAGAAGAAGCAGACCTGTTATCTTCCAATGCGGCACAAGTTCGTATTGTTGATACCGGTGTCGCAGTTACAACGACTACGAAAACTGACCCAGTGAATGTTGAAACTAAAGTATCTATGATGTCTTTGCCTTCATTTGAACAGGCTGATTCGGTTTATGTATTAGATACGACCGCAGGGGCGACAACCACTACAAATACCTCAGGATCTGTTGCCACAAGTAGTACAACGACAGGTTCAGGAAAGTAGTTCACGGAGGGCTTTTTATGAATGATGAAGAGCGAACTGAACGAATTAAATCTTTACTGTATGGGATAAAACTGATGCGTGATTTAAAAGATGATGACAATGTTCTTGATGATAAGCTGGAACTTTATATTGGTGACGCATTAGATGCAATTGGCATTTATATTAACCAGGCTGAGGTACCACAACAATTAGATGGAGTCGTGCGCAAGATGGCTGCGTCTAAGTTTGTCCAAGAAGGTGCAGAGGGAACTACGGCTACATCAGAAGAAGGACTATCTTTTACTTTTTCAGATGACGACATGAAACCGTTCGCTACGTTACTAAATAAGTATGTAGACAATCAGTCTGGTGCTAACCGGTTAGGATCGGTGGTGACCTGGGATTGAAAATTGAAAGGGCCTATCTGTTGGCTAACAAAACTTCAACGTCAGCGGGTTCATTAAATCGTAAAGCTGAGCCAACTTTGCTTGAAATGATTGCGGATGCACGAATTAATCAGATGGGTGCTCAACGACAGATGACTGTTTTTGGCAAAGTATATGCGGACGCTAGAATTGTTCGAATAATGGGAGAGCATACTGCCGATAATATTGGGCTTGCAAATATGAGTCTTAAAACGTTCACGCCAAATTACGCCATCACTAAGACAGCTTATCACCAATATCGAACCGATTTTTATATCATTGTTGATAAAAAGCAAGTTGGAGGTGACTAGATGTCAACTGATAATGAGCATATCCCAACAGTTAGGTTTAGTATGACAGACAGTTGGTCGAGCCCTATTAATCAATTAATGCATACCATGGCGAAGGTTGGCAGTGGGCAAGGCGTTACGCGCTTACAACGACTGCAATACTCACTAGATACAAATGCTAAGAAAGTTATTCATAATGCAGGTGTTGATGCGCAGAAGAAAGCTCGAGAAATTGAGCGTGTTAATGTTGGTGGCAAAAAATCAGGATACAAACCTACAGGAAATTTAATGCGAAGTATTGATGCACATGACAATTCAGAAGGAATGCAGACTGAAATTGCACCAGAAGCAATGACTAAGCAAGATTATGAATACGGTCAAGCTGTTGAGTTCGGCACGAAGGATGGTAGAATGCCTGCACAGCCATTTATGAAGCCTGCTGGTGATGAAATTGGTAGCAAGCTGAACGAGACCGTCAGGGAAGCTCTTAAACAAGCCATTAAGGAGGCGTAGCTGTGGAACCAATATATCCGGCCGTAGACCTATTATTAAGTGCCCAAGCGTCTTTAACTGACCTTAATCTGCTGGTATTGCTACCGAGCGATGAAGAAGATAATTTGACGTTTCCACAAGTTACTCTGCAACTTGATAATGTTACAGATACTAGTCAATTAAAGTTTATTAGCCAGAATCAGCTAACCTTGCATGCTGATTTGTACGTAGGCCATGATTCATACGGTGATGCACTGAACTTACAGCAAGCTATCACAGATCGGTTGAAATCATTAGTTGGTCAGAATTATCCCTTCATGGCGCTGCATTATTCTAGTCGGATTCTTACCGACAATTCACTACAAGATCGGGCCTTATTTCATGTGCCGATTCTTGTAGACTATCAAGTTAATTACTAATCACTTACTGACGCTTAGGCGTCTTTTTATTTAGAAAGGGGCAGAAATATGCCAACAGGAATTGGAACAACAACAGAAGTTATCAGTCCAAAATTTGCCGATAAATTTATGTACTTTTGGAAGCGTGATAGCTGGCCAAAATCACGTAAACCAGAGGTAATGGGCTTACAAGGTGCTAGTTCCGGAACGAACACACGGACGGCTTCAAACGTCCAAACCAAAACGGTCACGTTGAAATCGTTGGGTGCTAAAACACAGCAACGAGTTGTTAATTTGGTTTATACCCAAAATGACAGCCTATATCGTGAATTAAATGATGCTTGGTCAAAAGGCGAAGTGATTCATTTATGGCGTGTTGACTTTAATACGTTACAAGGTACTAAGCCTAATCGCAGTGCAGAAGCTGAGTATTCGCAATGCCTTGTACCACAACTACCAATCACTGAAGGCATTGGTGCTATCACGCAATCAAATGCAACGTTTGAAGTTCAAGGTGAAGCCGTTGATGATGAAGATGGGAAACCAGCTCGGGTTACAGAAGCTGACTTAGTTGATGGTTCATTTGATGTGTTGGACAAAGCCCTATATGCCTTCAGTCATGGTCAAGATGTCGGCGACAATAGTGCGACAACTAATATTCCTGATGAATCACAGCCATCTGATAACACAGGAAGTAATGGTTCAGCCAACACAGGTAAGTAACTTTTTAAGAAAGAAAGGATTTTAAATTATGCAATCTTTAAATATTAACGGTAAGTCATTAACGCCAGTTATCAATTTTCGCTTCCGGTCGGTACTAGGTAAAAAGATGGGTGATGAACAAGATAAGTCTGGATTTTCAAACCTAATTACTGGATTGGTACAATCAGATCCAGATGCTTTGTTAGCATTCTATGAAGCAGCACTAGCAAGTGATCACCCAAGCGACAGTGATTTGTATGATGCTTTAGATGATCAAGTATTCAAAGATACTGATTCCGAAGAAGCTGCCTTTAAAGATGCGGTTAACGCACTAAACAACAGTGGTTTTTTCAAGATCAAGGCCAAAGCCTGGAAGAAGCGCAACGATCAATTGCGAACCGTCTTGCAAGCACAGCTCGACGCCTTGGCCGACCAAGACGATCAACGGGCAGCAACGCAGAAGACCGGGATTCAAGTTGGCCTCGATCAGATCAACGAAGCGGAGAACGCTTTCGACAAAATGACAGCACCAGTAGCAAACAGTCAGACAGCCTCAGTCAATGGTTAGAAGGCGCTCGTCGTTATATCGGCATTACTGATATTAATGTTTTTTATGATTTAACAGTCTCAGAATATAATGCCATGCTCAAAGGAGCGTTGCTGGCTAGAATTGATGATTTACATGCACAGAGGCAAGCTGCTAGTTTTACTAGACCGGTTCTTATTGCGGACGGTGAGAAGAACCAACAGTACGACCAAGAAATAACAGAGAATTTGAAGCGACAAGAATCGCAGATAAAACGACAGTTTGACCCGTATTTCATCAAACAGCAGCAAAATAAAAACGAACAGACAATGGCACTGTATCAATTAATGCACGGTAATGGAGGTGGCGACTAGTGGGCGCAGATTATGTAGTTGATGATAAGGTTCGTTGGTCGTTTGTGGATGATGTCACGGCTCCATTGACGCGTGTTAAGCAAATGTTAACGGATGCCCAGAGCTTAGTTAATGGATCAGTGAATCCAACGAAAGCACTGGAAGACGCATATAGAACATTAGGAACCAGCGGTGCTGATTCGGTTCAAAAGATAGTCACTGACGCTAAAGAACTACAGTCATCAATGAATTCAATTCCCAAAGATACTAAAGTTGATGTAACAAGTAATGCACAAAAAGCCATTGATGATGCCAAGAAGGTAAAGGATGGTTTAGGGGATATTCCGAAGACAACTGATGCTGATGTCAAAGTCAATACGACTGATGCAGTAGCTAAAGTCAAAGAACAAGTTTCACTGCTGGGAAAGATCCCAAAAGACGTTAAGACTGAAATTTTGGCACAGGCCAATGATGCTGGCATCAAGAACTTTGACGCTATTTTGGATAAAGTTCCGCGAAAGGTCAAGACAGATCTGACCGCTAACGTTAATGATGGCAAGATAATTGATTTTGAAAAAGTTTTGTCAAAGATTCCTGAAACTAAGCGGACGATATTGGAAGTTGAAGACAAGGTATCAGCACCAATTAAGTCTTTGACTACTAAAACTGAAGAAACGACTCAAAAAACTAGTAGTCTGAGAAGTGTATTAGTTGGTACATTTGCTGGAAACATTGTTTCAAATGGGATTGCTTCTTTGGGGAGCAAGCTAATCGAGTCAGCTAAAGATGGATTAGAACTAGCCGAATCTGGTGAGCAAACCGTTCGGGCTTGGTCAGCTATGGATGTGCCTCAGAATAAGATTAAAGATCTATCTGGCAACATGGTGACTTTGCGGAATGAAACTGGTTTTGCGGCGGGCGATATCAAGAATATCCAGAAGCAATTTTATGGATTTACAGATAATGTGAAAGACACTGAAGCGTTGACTACTGGGGTAACTGCCTTAGCGGTAGCTTCTGGTAAAGGTGTGGAGACTGCGGATGGCTTGACAGGTTCATTTAAAAAGATTGAATCACAAGGCAAGTTAACCAGTATGGCATTTACTCGGATGACTGCTGAGGCCCCGGCTTTGCCTAAGCAACTTGCAGCTGCCTTAGACATGAGTCAAAGCCAATTGAAAAAAGCGGTTGCTGATGGCAAAGTATCTTCAAGCGAATTTGAAACAGCCATCGCCAAAATTGGAAACAATTCCAAACAAGTTTTTGCAGATTTTGGTAAAACTGGTGAAGGGGTCATGGCTCAGATTAAGGGTAGCTGGACGGGGATTAAATCAACCCTGATGCAACCACTGGTGGATACTAAGACATCTGGTTTAGAGTCCGTTAGAAACTTGTTACAATCTAAGGACATGACTGCGTTAGCCCATTCTGTTGGTGAAGGATTAGCATTTATGGCTGGCAAAGCATCTGGCTTAATTGGGTATATAGCAGCGCACCAAAAAGATATTAATGCCATTATTGAGAGTTTGACTTCAATCATGGTCATCCTAACCAAGTCTATCTGGTCTACTATCAGCGGCATGTTCAAAGGTATTGCAAATGCCTTTGGCTTAGTCAGCGATAATGCTAAAAAAACTAATGATCCACTGAAGCAGGTTGAATCTGCTTTAGATAGCATTTTGAAACACAAGAGTGCGATTCAAGACTTTGGCAAGATTCTGGTTGCTGCATTTGCTGTGAAAAAGCTAACGGAATTTGTTAAAGGATTTCAAGAGTTGTCAGCTACACTTGGAAAGACGGCTATAGGTTCAGGGATTATGAAGTCCTTTACCGCATTTTCAACAAAACTAAATGAAACTAAAAAGGTTTTACCTGCATTTGGGGCAGCACTAAAAACAGTTCCGTTTACCATCTGGATTACAGCTATTGCGGCAATCGTGTTAGCTTTAGTTGAGTTGTATAAGCATAATAAAAAGTTCCGTGAGTTCGTAAATGGACTTGTTGATACAATCAAAGATTGGTATAAGGATGCTACTAAGTGGCTCGGCAATGCTGTAACGTGGATCAAAAAAACATTTGGGCCCTTTTTCAAAGAGGCGGTTAAATCAATTCAGTCAGTCTGGAAAGAGATTGAACCAGTGGTTTCGGCTGGGATTAAGATGGTTCAGAAAGTTCTTAAGCTTGGTATGGCTGTGGTAAGCGCACTCTGGAAGATTGCCTGGGGCTATCTATCACTTGAAGTAAAAGAAACTTGGGCGATTATTAAGCCGATCATTGATATAGGTATGGCTGTAATTAAGGGCCTTATATCAGCTGGAATGGATATTATCAAAGCCGTCTGGAAAGCTGCTTGGAAGGTTATTAGCACGGTAGTCAAATCTGTTTGGAATGTGATTAAGCCACTAATTATTGGGGCAATGAATGTCATTTCTGACGTAATTCAGACTGTCCTTGATATTATTCATGGTAACTGGAGTAAAGTCTGGGGAGATATCAAAAACATCTTTTCAGATATTTGGAAAGCCCTATCGCAAGCGATTAAAGCTTACATGAACGGGATGCACGATATAATTTCATCAGTATTAGATGCAATTAGCACCGTTTGGCATGGTATGTGGCAGGGATTAGGAGACTTCTTCAAGAATATCTGGAAAGGTATCAAGCAGGCCGCACAAGACGGTATTAACGGTGTTTTGAGCGTTATTAATGCCGGTGTAGATGCGATTGATTCGGTCTGGAAATTTTTCACTGGTCATAAAACCAGTGTTCACCATTTAGAGCCAGTCAAATTTGCTCAAGGTGGTGTCGTGCATACTCGTCTATCGATGGTTAACGATGGTGCCGGTCAGAACTGGAAGGAACTGTTACAACTACCTTCTGGTGAACTCAAGATGACTCATCAACGTAATGCAGTGCTACCTTTGCCAGTTGGCACACGAGTATACAATGGCGATGAAACGGCTTCTATTATGGCGTCTGCCGGGGTCGATCATTACGCAAACGGTGGGATTGTTGGAGATGCGATTAATTGGACTAAGGGTAAGCTATCTGACATTGGCTCTTGGATTGGTGACAAAACTGAAGCTGTTGAGAAGTTCCTTAAAGATCCGCTTGGAAATATCTCCAAGCTACTTCATAAAGCTACTGATGGTTTATTTAAAGGGGCAGCTAGTTTTGGCGACTTAGCTAGCGGCACCATTAGCAAGCTATCAAGCATAGCAGTGGATAAGTTCAAGGAAATGTTAAATAGCACCAAAAAAACACTGGAAGTATCTGACGGTAAAGCCGGTCATTACAACCCGGGTTTAATTGAAAAAGCCGCTAAGATGATGCACATTGATAGTCTTCCGCTAGGTTTCAGTGAGCTTTTGCAAGCAACTATCATGAGTGAATCTGGTGGTAAGTCTGTGATTCAAACTATTCACGATGGCAATAGCGGCGGTAATGAAGCTGGGGGGATTCTACAATTCACACCAGGGACATTTGGTGCCTTTGCGATGCCAGGACATACTAATCGGATGAATCCGCTCGATGAACTATTAGCTTTCTTCAATAACTCTGATTGGCGAAACAGTATTGGACACACCGTTATTTGGGGTGTTCCAAAGGTTGATTGGCTGCATAGTGGTCCACAAGGTAGTCGTCGGTTAAGCTCATTTGCTACTGGTGGTCATCCTTTAACACCACAACTTGCGACGATTGCAGAAGATGGTGACGAGTTTGTTGTTAATCCGCGTAGAAGTAATGCAATGCAATTGTTAAATGATGCTTATGAACGCACAATACAAGAACAACCACAATTACGTAATGCAACTAAACCTAATAGCGTGGGTGTTTTGCCACAAATGCAAAGCACACAGAGCAATGAGTCTGGGCAACTTAATAATTCATTGTTGGAACGAGTTATTGAACGACTGGAAGAGATTCGCGATAAGGATAATGATATGTATTTAGATGGCGAAAAGATTTCAGCAAGTAATGAGCGAGTCGGGGCTAGTAATTTTCGCTTAGCTGGTGTTCAGGGTCAGATATAAAAAGCGCCCCGATTTGGGTCGCTTTTTAATCAGCTTTAATTCCATCTGCACAGCCAAATAATGTCGTTTTGACTTCACCACTTGCCGTGAATTTAAGATTAGCAAATCCATCTAAATTGTTGTCTTTGCACTGTTTTCTGAACTCTGCTATTACTTTTTGTTGTAATCCAATACCTGTAGAAGCGATTACTTCAGTATTGAGTATTTTTACAACATGATAGCCTTGTGGTAGAGGGCCAGTAGTTTCAATTAGTTGCTGTGTTTCAGAACCACTTTTACCAAATAGCGGCATCGTCATTACCTCACTTAATTAGTATATTCTTAGTATAATCCAACAAAATCAGAATAGAAAGGAGGAGCGTATCATGCAAATATTTTCCACACGAACTGATAGGCCCCATGCTTATCGATTTGGTGAGACTGATAATAAATTGCCGTTTAATCCGATTGAATATGCTATCAGTGCAGATGGAACTAATTGGGTGTCTTGTTTTGATGTGCCGAATTTGCAGGGCGTTTATATGTATGACGCAACTTTGCCGGATGTTAATCCGGCTGATACCTACCAAGCACTAGGACAACAAGATGGGCAAACGCTAATGAGTTCACGATATGATCAACGTGACATTACTTGCCAGTTTTATTCATTTGGTATCGATGAAGCTGATCAGTCGCTAGGCTATCAAGCACTGGAACGATTCTTGTATGCACGCGATGAATTCTGGATTACATTTAGTAATCATCCTGGAATTAAATTTCGTGTAAAGACTAAGACTTTTAAGCCGACGTACCCTAATGAAAAAGATTTCTACGCTACTGTCACATTTAATAATTCAGCGGGGCTAGGTCAGTCTCTTGGTACTACTCTAGATGTTGAAGACTTTGATTCTGAATTATGGGCACTTGGTCAAAATTTAAGATTAGATCAAGACCTGCAATATAGTTTTCAGAATATGGATAGATTCACGGTTGTAAATATCGGCGATATTATGATTGAACCGGATATAAAGCAACATCCATTAATTATTACGATTCATTGCAATGGTAAACCAACATTAACTAATACGACTACTGGTCAAACGTTCAGTTGTAATCGTATTTTAACGACAAATGACGAGTTGAAATTAAGTGGTGTTAATCCGTTTATAAACGGGCAGCAATGTGGATCGGACACAAACCATGGGGTTATCTCGTTACAACTAGGTGACAATCAATTTACGTTAACCGGCTGTACAGATTCCAATATTAGCTTTGATACGCCGTTCTACTATGTTTAAGTATCCAATGTTATTAGTAAGAGATCGGTCAGGCAGCCATGAAGAACGACTTAACATTAATGATGCGCAAGATACGTTTCAAGATGCATGGGTTTTAAATCAATCAATGGAAATATCATTTACTGCACGTTTACTACCACAATACGAACAGGCCTTCAATTTGTTGCAAGTTCAAAATTATATCATTTATGGTGGTCAACGGTATGTCATACAACAGGCTGTTCCAGCGATTGATAATGGAATACTGACTAATCAAGTTAAAGCAGTTCATGTTATGTATGAGGCGCTTAAAAACATTCGTAAAGAAGATATTAATGCAGGTACACTTACTTATACTTTTCAAAGTGCTTGTAATGCTTTTGTAGCAGATAATGATCAAGGTGTGCAAATTGACTTTACGGGGGATTTTCAAAAAGTTCAAATTGAAAACTTAGGTAATAGTTCCTTCCTTGATTTTTTAACGAGTTATTTGGATAAGTTTGGAGCAGCAATGATACCAGACAACTTGATGATTCACTTTTGCTCACGAGATACATTCCGCCATGATACGGGTAATATGTTTGTTTATGGCGGTAATACGGATGCAGTGCATCTATCATTCGATTCTACTAGTTTGATTAACCAATGTTGGTGTTATGGAAAACCAGTTGATACAGATAACAGTGATAGCAGCAATGACACCACAAAAGGAAAGTATTTGGTTAAGTTTATCTGGAACAATCAGAGTAGTATTCAAAAATACGGTTTGCAACGTGGGGCTGCCATATCAGATGAGCGTTTTACTGATCAAGCCTCAATGCAATCATATATGGACAGTAATATGCAGACAGAGCCAACCATTCAACTAACAATGCAATATTTATCGCGTACAAATATTGCTAGAGGTGATGGTTGGTTTTTGCGTGTCCCCAGTATGGGGTTAGAGCGTGAAGTAACAATTACTGGAATCACACAAAATCCGTATAACCCGTCAACATTACCGACGATTACATTAGATAATACAGCTGCGGCGCTTAAAAGCATTTCGCTGACTCTGAACAATCGGGTTAATAAGCATGACAAGTCTTTAACTGATTTAAAAGCAGTAGCCAATGGATTAAGAAATGCTGAAAATCATTTTGTAGGTCTAAGAACTATTGATGGAGGTGTATCAAGTGTCAGTTATCAACCAGACGCATAAACGCTATCTAAAAGATGATGACGGCAATGTATATTGGCCAATGACTTCGGTAGATTCAGTTATCGGCTTGGCTAAACTTTTGCCAGTGGTTGCAACGGACAAGCAAGATGGATTAATGTCCGCAGCAGATAAGCAAAAAATCAACAATTTAAAAGAGTATGGAGCTGCTACAGATACAACAGAGGGCTTATTAAGTGCTAGTGATAAGCAAAAGCTAGATAGTCTAAAAGCAGAGCCGATTGATGCTATTAGGATCAAAGATAGTGTTACGGGTACTATTTTCAAGCTCAGTATTTCTAATGGTGCAGTTTCAGTGATAAAGGATGATGTAAATGGCTGATAAATTAGTTTCTAAAAATATGCCCACCGATAATCGTAATTTACGAAATACTTTAATCTCTAATTTTGAGATTATACAGCCCTACCTGGATAAACTAGATACTGATGAGCTTGGAGTAGATGATCTTAAAAATAAATTTGACGATATATCTGGCAAAATAAATACTTACGAAGCTAACATGCATGAGCTTATTAATATCTTGTCTGATTATGATGTGCCAATTGCAATTGTGGATGGCAAAGTTACAAGAACAGAGGAAGGTGAGTAAATGGTTAGTACAATTACGCTAGATACGTATAAACAACAGATCAGCTCGGGTGATGCGTTCGACTTGAGTGACAGCTTTAATGGCCGGGTGGGCGATGAACAAGTCCCGCTGGTCGTCCATTTTAAAGAACGCGGATTAGCGCACCAATTTGAAGATGGGTTAGTGCCGTTTATAACCGGCTTTGTGGGTAGCCTTGATGAGAATAGCCAGGTGACTGCCGAAACCGGTGAAGCGGTCAGCTATGTCGGCTCTAGTGATGATGTTGTTGGCTTGGGCCGGGTGAAGATGAATCTACCTGGGAATATGTTTCCACAAGAAGGATATTTCTACGGCTTTTTGGGCTTGCAGAATGCTGATGGCAAACGCGTTACCACCTTTAGTGTCTGGTTCCATGTCTACAATGGCAACCCTGATATGTTTGTTAATAAGGCCCCCTTTCGGACAGAGTTACAAAAGTTACTTGACGAAGGGGAGGCTACAATTAATGCATACAAAGACAAACTAAATCAAGAAATTAGCACCGTCACGCAATCCTATACAAAAATTCAAGCTACAGTCCTGGCTCTTACTGCGCAGTTAGATGAATTAGCCCAGAAAATTAAAGATGGCAATGTCGTCACTAACGCTGATTTAAAGACGTGGAGTGACCAATTTAATACAACTGTGCAGGGCAAACTCGATGGCATGACTGCCGATATTGCTAATTTGGCCACTAATTCCAGTGATGCTTACATCACTAATCTGAAGATTATGCTGAAGACTGATTGGCAAGAATCGACTACGTCTGGTTGGTACCCGCAGGGCTTCTCAGTCAACAATGACAAGAATGAATTATACTTATCGACCGAAATTACTGGTGGCACCGAAACACGGATTGAGATCCACGATTTGAAGACTGGTGAGTTAAAGGGAATGAAGTCCTTTGTAAATGAAGCAAACTCATTTTCAGAAGGCATTCCATATTTCTATAACGCCAATGGCGAGCTGTGTTTCATTGTTTCGGTTGTGAATGATGATGGCTATGCCATCTTCAATTACGATACGGGCAAAGTTGGTGACAACATCCCAATCAATGGCAAATTTAAATGGGGCGTTGAGGGCAATAATTTCGTTGCCACCGAAGCAACTCCAGGCAAAATTGCTAAATATTCGGTTTACGCCTGGGATTCAATTCAAGCTGGTAAGCCAGTTTTTGAGCAGGATGTCTATGTAGAACCAAATGGTAATCTTGACCGTAAGCCACAAGGCATTACAATGTCAAATGGCAAAGTTTATTTGACGATGGGAGCATATGGCACAAAGATTGCGCTGCAAGCCTACGACATTGATGGCAAAATTGTGACTAAAGCTGAATTTAGTAAGTCAGGCTTAGCAGAGTTCATCAATGAGAATTATCCAAATTCAATTACTGATGTTGAGAATTATCTACTAGAAGCCGAAGGTGCCTATACGTTAGACCATACGCTCATGCTGGGTGTGGTGGCCAATGGTAAGTTCTATTTGATGGCAGCCGGTAGATTAGATGGCACCAAAATTCAAACAAATATTCCCCAGAGCAACGAAAAAACTGACAGTCAATTGTTGGATGATGGGCAAGATATTCTAGGCTTACCTAGTGGTCAATATGAAGGGTCTAATTTTAAAAATGGGCCTTTAGCAGCTGGTGATAGCTCATTGCTACGCGTTCGTGTTGAAACTAATACTGCTGGGCGTAAAGTATTAACGGCAGTTCAGAGTTACAGTGGCAATCAATGGACCAAGACCGTCCACACTGACGGTAAAGGCGGCAGTGGTGATTGGCTAGTGACGACCGGGGCAACGTTTACTAACACTACCATTCCAACAGAAAATGGAACCAATGCAGATAGCTTTGTTTACTATGTTGAGACCCGTGGCTATTTCGCTAAGCATGTTGAGTTGCGGATTAACAAGTTAACTAATTTATCAGCTGGAAAATATATCACAGTTGGCCGAGTTCCGGCGGAAGTGGCACCAATGGTGCCGACGACTTTTGTTATTCCGGCTTATAGCGCTCTGAGTAGTCCAAGCAAATACATTAGTTTGTGGGTGACTGCTGGTGGCGTGATTTTTGCGGGGACAACAGCTAGTACCGAGACAACAGATCAATTTTCTGCCGTAATTGACTGGATTCATTGGTAGGAGGAATAACAATGACAACTTATTATTTATATGATCCAGAGACGAAAATCTTTGCCGGTGCGGTATCAGCGATGGTACAGCCAGATAATGCTACCACAGTGGCTGTTCCAGATGGCTTGTATCAACCGACCTTTGATGGGCAAGCTTGGACTGGTATCTCCGCTGATGAATACGCTAAGCAAAGTGAACAGCCACCAGCGCCAGCGCCAACGATTGAACAACAAACATTAATGCAGCAAGCAGCTGATATTATGCAATTACGTCAGTTAGTAATGGCTCAAGCTAGTCAAATGGCAACTTTAAGTAAAGGAAGTGCTAAGTAATGACGATTTATGAAGAATGCAAATTATTTAAGTCCTGGGGTCAAAATGACGCTAATTATTATAAGGTATTTGTAGGGGTCGGCCTAACAACGGATCAGTACAAAGAAATTACTGGTGAGGACTATGTAGCGCCATCTCCCGCATTGTGATTAAAGGAGGCTATCAGATGGCTAAAACGTTAGAGTTTACAATTAATTCACCTCGGCAAATAAAACAAGGCGACACTGAGACGACCTTTACCTTCATCTGCAAGAACGCTGGATCAGTTGTCGACTTAACTCAGGCCACTAACATTACCGCTAAAATTGGCAATGCAAGTGGTTATTTAAGAAGCCAGCCTATCACGATTACTAGTTTGGCTGGTCTAAACCCAGGCTGGCTTAATTTACAGCCTATGCCGGATTTGATTTCAGGACTGCCGGCTGGAAATTATCAGCTAGAAATATGGGTGACTGACCAGGCAGGCACAAGTATTTATCCTAGTGATGCACCACTCGGCTTTACCATTACAAACAACATCGAGAATAGTTCCGGTGCGAGTATTACCACGATAGCTTTTGATGACTTTGTTGAAGCAATGAATAAGGCTGCCAGCACAATCGCTAAGGGCGACAAAGGTGACACTGGTACTGTTGACAATGCTGGGCTAACCACAGCACCAGCTTTTGTTGCGCTTCAAACGCAAGTTGATAATAGTGCAATTGGGACTAACTTACTGATAGGGACTAGTGGAACATTAAATGCTTCGACTAATGCTTCTGGTTGGAACTCTAATTTTCGGAGGTTTACTCCAGCAGTTACAACAGTTGATAGCAATACAACTTATACAGTTAGGGCATGGATAGCACCAGCTTCATATGACACGCGTATTCAACTGGCGTGGGCAGACTCATCAGGTGCATGGAACTATGAAACTGGCAATATTATATCAGCTGGAACATCTGGATATAGCACATGGACGGGGACACTGCCATCTGGCAGTTCTATACAGTATGTCACAATTGTTTTTGCTGCAAAACAATCAACAGGTTCAACTGTATCATACAAGGAATTTAAATTAGAAAAAGGTTCAGTAGCTACTGATTGGTCTCTTAATCCATCTGAAATTTTGACACAATCAGATTACGCAAAAATACAAGCAGCTATTGTAGCACTAGGAGGTTCTTTGAAATGAGTTTTGATTTAAGCGAGTTTTTAACAGAAGGGTTAATTAACAGTATTAACAATGGATTGATTCCATCGGACTTAGCAACTGTATATGCTGGCAATTATCTAGTAAAATCACTGATTACCCAAGCCCAGGTTACTCAAGTATCCGATGCAATTACAGCATACAAAGCTGCACAGGTATCAGCTACCGTAGATAATAACAGCGTACAATAGGGGGGTAGACAAGTGAATAAAAGTAAGCTAAAGGCGCTCATCTTAATGGTGGGGGCTATTTTTATGGCCTTTTTAATGGTCAATGTTACCAGTCAGGCTGCTCGTATGGATATGGTCGATGTGTCGAATAACAACGGCTACATGTCAACGGCGGAGTATGTTTCGATGCGTAACGAGTTTGGTGTTAAGGCCCTCACCGTCAAGATTAGTGAAGGCACAACCTTCAAAGATGGCTACGCTGCTAGTAATATCGCTAATGGTCAAGCGGCTGGCTTATACGTCAACGGCTACCACTTTGCGCATTATACGACTAAGGCACAAGCGATTGCTGAAGCTGACTTTGCCGGTCAAACGGCTAAAGCGGCCGGTCTACCGGTGGGCGCAGTACTGGCAACGGACGTGGAGGCCGAAGAGCAAGGCAACTTGTCCAAAGCGACCAATGACCGCAATAATGTGGCCTTCATGCAAGAGATTCAGAAGTTTGGTTATCGAGCCGACATTTACACGTCTGGGTCATGGGCTAACAATAAGATGACCATCAAGGGCAAAACGGGTTGGGTTGCTGGATATCCGTTTGTGCCAGCTGGCAAGCAATGGTATACGAATAACAATGCCTGGCAATGGTCGGGTTCTGCCCATTTTCGGATTAGTTACGGTGGTTTTGATGTCAGTCAACTTTATACTAATTACTACACAGCTGGTCAGAAATCAACGGTCAAACCGACTGATAAGGATGCAGTTAAGGCCAACAACCAGGCAGCCAACAAACACACTTCCAAGCCATCTGCGGCAGCCAAGTGGGTCAAGGAAAAAAAGACCTACACGCTCAAGACGGCGGTTAAGCTACGCACTGGCGCGTCGACGTCATCAATAGCCATCACTATCCTGCCAGCCGGGACTACGGTCAAGACTGATCAAGCCATTATTCAGGGTGGGTATCGCTGGGTACGCCAGCCACGATTTAGTGGATATGGCTATCTAGCAACTGGTCCAGCAAATAATTCACTGGAGTACGTCAAAACCGGTGCTTCTCACACGTATTACACAGTCAAGTCTGGCGACAGCTGGTGGTCAATCGCTCAGCACAACGGCCTAAGTATGACTACATTAGCTAGCCAGAACGGCAAGACGATTTACACCACTATCTATCCTGGCCAGCGATTGGTGGTGCGGTAATTGCATACACTATTAGGATTAGGTTGGGATGAATGGGGATCCATTGTTGCCATTGTCACTAGCATTTGCGTACTGGCTAATTGGATTCTCAATAAGACGGTCCGTATCCCGCTTAACGATTTAGGTAAGCGCCTTAGCCGTTTTACCGATGAAAGTTTAAAAGTGAGACAGCAAAATGCCGACACAATGAACGCGATTGAAAATCGGGTCATTAAGGTAGAAGGTCGGTTAGATGGTCATGACATTGAATTTAAACACCTATATGAAAAGGAAGCCAAAGGAAATGAAAAAAATTAGTTTTAAGAATGCTGACGGAAGTTTGAACGGTAAGTTAATTGCTGGGATTATTTCATTGTTAATCGTTTTGATCCAACAAGTCTTAGCCATGTTTGGCATTAAGTTCACCGGTGATTGGTCAGCCATTGTCGCAGTCGCGAATACCGTATTAACGATTCTTGGTATGCTCGGTGTTGTGACCGATGTTCAAACTGTGTCGGCACCAACTAATGTAACGAATGACGAAAAAAGCCAAGTCGAAGCAACAGCTAATAAGGTTGCTGACGAAGCGCAAACACCAACGTCCACAGTTGATGTAGTGAGTTCTGCATCATCTGACACTGAAGCGGCGTCAGAATCCGCCTCACAAGCGTCAAAATAGTGCTATAATAATTATTGGCTATAACTTGATATAGAGTTTCATTTGTTGTTGAGCTTGATCACTCTACAACACTTCCCCTGCGTTTCGGCGTGGGGGATTTTTTGACAGGTTTACAAAAAAGGTGAAAAGATGTAGAACCGGAAAAATGAAGCAAGTAGATGCAATGTTAACACTTTGCCCTTTAGTAAAAAATGTAAAGCCATTTATAAAATCCCACACTAGCCTTAATTGGCCGGTGTGGGATTTTTATTTAGATATAGGATAAGACTTTTTGACATAATGTATACAGGGGGTGTATACTAATTTTGTATCAATTATTGTCTAGGAGGAATACATTATGTCTGTGAAGGTGAAAATTAAGTCGTTTATATGCTTTTCAACAATAAAGTTTTAGAATGGGGTGGATTATTATGTTGTTATCCGCAAAGATTGTTAAATTAGGCAACTCGCAAGGAATCAGACTAAAAAAGTCAATCCTCAAAGAGATTGGAATTGTTAACCCAATTAATACGCCAGTTCAAATCTCTGTAGAGGATGGCAAGATTTTGATTTCACCACAAAAGGAAGAGTCACGATTGATGCAACGGTTTGCAGGGTTCGATGTACATGATTATTTGGCTAGTCAGGATCAAGCTGAATTTGACTGGGGTGACCCAGTAGGAAATGAAATTTTTTAACCAAAAAAACACTTGCCCAAACATGTTGGGATTTATTGATGTTTGGGCAAAAAAATAAATGGAATCAGGTGTTTGAATTGGAAAAAAATTTCGAACGTGGAGCGATTATTTGGGCAGATTTAGGTCCAGTGAGGGGGCATGAGCAGGATGGACGACGACCAGTACTAGTGCTATCTATCTCAGATTTTGAGAAAGTAAGCAGATTAGTACACGTGGTACCCATTACGACTAATACTAAGAACTTCCCCTTACACTTGCCTTTAGATAGTCGCACTACTACCAGGGGTTGTGTTTTAACGGAGCATTTATTAACGCTTGACTTGAGTAAGCGTAATCCCGAATTTATTGAAATGTGTCCACCGGATATTTTAAAAAAGGTGCAAACTATGATTAACGAGACATTTCAGCAATAAAAAAAGCGATATCCATTTGAATATCGCTTAGCATATGTATGAGAGATAATTCCTTGACAAGATTATCTTCTCATACTTTTTTTTTATTAGCAAGTTTAATTTTGTTAGTGTAATATCAATAGATCATAATTTACACTGGCTATGTTCTTTTTTTACCTAAACAAGCGTAAGCCTGTTAATTTGAAGCACCGGCAATATAATAAAAATTTATTTTAACTGTATTCTGGTACGGTTCTGGTACAGTCCCTGTTAAACTACTGTCATAGAAGCAAATAATACTGTTACCTATAAATTAGACGATAACGCTTCTTTGGGTACAGGAACTGAATTTACAGTATTCAAGAATTGTAATGTTATTTATCAGGCGGTTGTTACCTTGCCGAAATGGGTCGATGCTAGTTCAGATCAAGAGTTTATGTCTGAACATATGCGAGATTATATGGAAAATGATGCAATAGAAACAGGTAAAAAGGGAATTAGCGGATATATGTATTATTCTGCTAAAAAGGATTTTATGTATGAGGTACAAGTCGAGGGTAATGTAATTTATATCACTAATGTTTAACTTTATATTGGTAAAATTCGAGAATAGTTTCTTTTTTGAGAAATAATGTTAAATAGAAATCAACGTCCCTTGGGACGTTTTTATTTTACGTAAATTTAGGAGTGGTGTCATGGCAGTAATGATTCACAGCAAATATGGGTACGAGCCGCCTGAATGGGTGCAGGCTGATGCTCGGCTAGATAGGTGGTACAAGGATAAGAAGCGTCGTGCTAAACAGCATGGCGCTTTTCGTTTGGATAAAAATAATGAGGTGCAACATGCGGGGAATGAGACGACAACGAGGTATTAATTATTTAAAGCCAATCAATTATAAAGATGTTGGATATTATGATGGAGGCCGAGTTAGTACCATTGTTACGGGCAGAAACGTCAAGGCTTTACCTGAAACGTGGCTATTGGTTAAGGACATCTTACTCAAGCGTTAGACGCTGAAAATATCAATTAGACGGAGGTGTGGTGGTATGTAATGGCACGAAAGTTAACGCCCAAACAGCAAAAGTTTGCCGATGAGTATATCAAGTCTGGAAATGCTTATCAAGCTGCTATTGAAGCTGGTTATTCGCGCAACTATGCAAAGGCACAATCTAGCAAATTGTTGGAAAATGTTGGAATTAAATCTTACATCGATGAGCGAATGGCCGAGATAGCTTCCAAACGCATTATGGACGCCAAAGAGGCCGTCGAATTGCTTACCCGGATAGCGAGAGGGGAAGAGAAAGAAACGGTTATATCGAGCACCCCGGAAGGCGTATACGAGAGCCAGAAGGAGGCAGACTTGAAGACCCGGATAAGTGCTGTTAAGGAGATACTTAAGCGGTATCCGGGCGATGATAAGCTGGTCAAAGCTCAAATTCGAAAAGCTGAGGCTGACGCGGATATTGCGGAGGCTAAAGCTCGCATTATGAATGCCTCAACCGATAGTACTGAAGCAAAAGTTTCTGAATATCTGGATAAATTGGATGACGTCCTAGGTGGTGATAGCGATGGCAATTAGTGAGCTATATACGCCGAAACAAGTTCAAGTGCTGAAAACCTTGCGGCGGACGGACTGGCGACTACTGATAAACTATGGTGCTGTTCGGTCTGGTAAAACTGTCGTTGATAATGACGCCTTCTTGATGGAACTGCGGCGTGTTCGTCAGGTTGCTGACAAATTAGGGGTCAAGGAACCAATGTACATTTTAGCGGGGTATTCAAGCAAGTCGCTACAAAACAACGTATTACAGGAACTGACGAATAAATATGACATTAACTTTCAATTTGACAAACATAACTCTTTCACACTGTTTGGCGTGAAAATTGTGCAGACGTTTACCGGGTCTATTGCAGGGCTGGGTGCCATTCGTGGGATGACCTCGTTTGGGGCGTATATTAACGAAGCTAGCCTTGCTAATGAAGAGGTATTCAATGAAATCCTTAATCGGTGCTCAGCACAAGGTGCGCGAATTATTTGCGATACGAACCCAGACGTTCCGACTCACTACTTGAAAGCCAGCTATATTGATAACGATGATCCTAAAGCAGGAACCGTTAGTTTCCATTTTACAATCGATGATAATACCTTTTTGCCCCCACAATACGTTGAACATCAAAAAGCGGGTACGCCGTCCGGAGTGTTTTACGACCGTGCAATACTCGGTCTATGGGTATCTGGTGAAGGTATGGTGTATAAAGATTTTAATAAGGACGAAATGATTATTCCACGGGCTCAATTGCCAGCAGACTTAACTTACTATGCGGGAGTCGACTGGGGCTATGAACATAAAGGAACGATTGTTGTAATGGCTGATGATCGAGTTGGCAATACTTATTTGATTGAAGAACATACACGTCAGTTTGAAGAGATTGATTACTGGGTAGAGATTGCAAAAGATATTCAGCATCGCTATGGCCGAAATGTTAAGTTTTGGGCTGATAGCGCGAGACCCGAACACGTTGCACGCTTCCAACGTGAAGGGCTCAAGGCGTTCAATGCTAAAAAATCGGTTTTATCAGGAATCGAGTCGGTGGCTAAGTGCATGAAGCAAGGCCACTTTTTTGTTATCAAAGAAGCGATTGATGCCTTCTTAGATGAAATCTATCAGTATGTCTGGGATGAGGCTACGGGCTTACCCGTCAAGCTTAACGATGACGTAATGGACGCGTTACGGTATGCCGTCTATAACACACACGAACGGCTCAAGGCACGGACAATTAAGAAGCCAAAGGGATTAAGAGGATAGGAGGTGAGCGGATGCAGTATGATTTGAACAAGAAGCGCGGGTCCAACGTTGCGATTGACCGTGAATTGGCTGGCAATATTGAAAACCCTAGCTTTGATGTAATTAACTATGCTATCAATCAACAACAGCAACGTATTGACCGTTATAACATGTTGGAACACTACTATGAGGGTAATCAGCACATCTTAAGCCGAAATCTTGAGATGGCGGCTAAGTTGGATCGTGCAGATGAAAAGGTAATGACGAACCACGCCAAATACATTACTGACATGATTACCGGCTTTACAACTGGTAATCCGGTATCCATTTCACCGACGAACGGTAAGGATATTAAAGCCATTACGGATGCTCAGGACCAAATGGATATTGATTCGCATAATACGGAGATGGAGAAAGATTTAAGCGTGTTTGGGTGTGCCTATGAGCTGCTATACATCAAAAAGGTGTCAGACGCAACTACCGAGTTGGCAATTGAAAAAATTGATCCGCGCGGCTGTGTGCTGGTAACGGATGACACGTTAGATAAAAATCCGCTGTTTGGTATTTACTACGTGGAAAAGAAGGACCTGCTTGGTAATGCTAAGGGTTATTTGATTACTGTCTATACGGCCCACTGGATTATTCAGTATCGAACCAAGACAGGACGAGTGCTATCAGATGCTAATTTGGCAAGCAAACCTAAGGCCATTCAACATTATTTTAATGGTGTCCCACTTATTGAGTATCGTAATAACGAAGAGCGTCAAGGTGATTTTGAGCAAACGATTAGCCTAATCAACGCCTATAACGAATTACAGTCAGACCGTATCACCGATAAAAAGAACTTCGTGGATGCCTTGCTGGTAGTCTATGGCTTTACCCTAGATGAGGGCGAGGACGGTGAAGGAGCTAACTTGAAGGACGGTATTCTAGAAGCGCCTGGTAAAGGCGACCAGGGTGCTAGCGTTGAATGGTTGACCAAGAGCTTTGACGAATCACAGCTACAAGTACTTGTTAAGTCGATTAAGGATGACATTCATCAAACGTCTTACGTCCCTAACATGAATGACGAAAACTTTGCAGGGACGATTAGCGGTGAAGCTATGAAATACAAGCTGTTCGGTTTACTCCAATTGTTAGCGACTAAGCAGCGATACTTAACATGTGGAATTCGTCAGCGTCTACAACTGATGCAGAACATTTTAGCGTTTAAAGGCCAGTCAGTAGATGCCTCCGGAGCGACAATTAATATTGTTCCTGATATTCCAGTCAACATGGCGGATGTCATTAGCAATATCAAGAATGCTGAAGGTGTCATTCCGCAATTGGTATCACTCGGGTGGTTGCCTGGGACCAATGACCCGCAAGAGTTGATTAAGATGCTGGATCAGGAAAAGGAAAAATCACTCAAGCTACAGCAGAAAGCTATGGGCGGCGAGCCCGCCACAGATAACGAGGAGGTAACTGCGGATGATTCTGGCAACGTTTCATTTAAACAAAAAGCAGGTAGTGAGTTATCAGATAACGGGCCACGCGAATAGTGCTATTAAGGGCCATGACCTAGTTTGTGCTGCTGTTTCGGTGCTTGGTCAAGCCATCACTAATGAGCTATCTAACGCCACTATTAAAGAAAATGGTGGCTTGTTTATTGGATTGATTGAGCCCAGTGCTGATAACAAAGTTCTGTGTGAGACCTTATTACACGGACTACAAGATATTTCAGCACAATATCCTCAGAATTTGCAAGTGGTGGTGAAGGGCAATTAACTCAGAATTGAATAAAATCATTAAAACGATTGGTGTATTTGTGATCGTGATAATTAAAATGCTTGGATTAGTTTCGCTTGGATGGAAGCCAATTACAGGCATTTTAATTTTGCTGTATTTGATTTTATAAGCTCGGAGGTGTAGGAGTGGCGGATGACAAACGCAAGTTAAGTTACTGGCAACTGCGAGCCGTTCAGAGCGAACAGAAATCACATGATGCTGCAACCAAACAAGCGACTATCATTGCGAGGGCGTACATGCGTGCTCAGAACTATTTGACTGGTGAGGTATCACAGATATATAAAAGATATTTTACAGATGGTAAAACGACGGGGTCCGAGGCGCAGCAAATTCTTAACACGAAAGTCAGTCCGACTGAACTAGTAACGTTGCGGGCTCTGGCTGATAATATCAATGATAAAGAGTCGAAGAAGCAGGTTACCAACTATCTATCACGGATGGCAGCTAAGGGCCGTATTACCAGATTGGAAGAGCTCAAGGCTAAGAGCTACATTGCGGTGAAACAAGCGGCATCTGTTGAGATTGAGAAGTCCACGGACCTTTATACCAAGGTAATTCAAGAAGCACTTGATCAGGCAACTAACGAGAGTATTATAGGTGGCTTTGATAAAGACGTCATTCTTCCGGGCGTGAGCGCTGATAGTCAGCCTAAAATGCACACTAGAACTATCTTTGACCCTAAAACGGGTAAAGAGATGGTAACAGTTAAAGTGAACCCAGACGAACCAATAACACGGTTTAAAGAGTTGTCAGGGAAGTACGTTAAGGCTACATTAGATGCGCCGTTTAAAGGCAAGAACTACTCTAAACGGATTTGGCATAACACGGACCAACTAGCCGACCGACTCAGTGAACTATTCACGGCTCAGCAGATGAGTGGTATGCGTGAGCGTGACATGGTACAAGCTTTAGCTAAGGAGTTTGGAGCTAGCAGCTACAATACACGACGATTGATTAGAACAGAAGCCAACTACTTTCATAATCAAACGAAGCTCAATGAATGGAAAAGACGTGGTGTTAAAACGTACCAACTGGTTGCTGTGCTAGATATGCGAACGTCAAAGATTTGTCGAAATATTGATGGGCGAATATTTAATGTGAATGAAGCAGAAGTAAACGTAAATTTTCCACCGTTGCATCCGTTTTGCCGAACTGTTGCGATCATCTATTTGTCAGATAGCAAGTACATGCTACCACGGACGGCAAATGATCCAATTACTGGCGAAAAACTTAAGTTGAAGCCTGATGCTACTTATCAAGATTGGCGCCAGGCAGTAATCTTAAAGCATGGTCCGCAGGCTTTCGATAGTTTAGATAATCGGGTTGGCAATCGTCGGTATGATACTACCCAGTATGATGAATACAAACGGATTTTAGGTGGAGATAACGTACCCGAAACATTCGAAGATTTTCAAACGATGAAGTATAATGACAGTGATAGTTATCAGAACCTGTTGAAAGTAGCGCGCGAGGTTCGGCGCGAACAATTTGCGTTGAACAATGTACACAATTTTGGTGAAGTGCACGGTGTTCCGTATCAACAGGAAGCCAACTCAGTTTTTGACCGTTATGTCGATGGACAACTAGTTACACGAAGATATTATGGTAAGACAGGAAAGGCCCGGCTGGACATTGATTTTACCGACCATGGTAATGCTAAAATGCACACGATTGTGCCACACGCGCATCCCTGGTTACGCGTTACAAAGAAAAATGGCAAGATTGTTCCCCGGCGTGAAGAACCTGGGCGGAAATTAACGATTGCAGAAAGGATTGTGAATAAAGATGGTGGTAAGACGAGTAAAAGCTGATTCGGATCACTTAGAGTCTTTGGAGCAACTTCGATTTGCGTTAGATGTTCGTATGGAGGTTCAAATCAAAATCAATGATGTTGAGTGGTACATTGGCTTTGACAGTGAGGGCAAACGTATCATTTCTAAAGATAATGGTGATTTTGATTATCACTTCAAAGATACTGACGACGTTGATGAGATTCTTGATTATGTAATTGATGGCAAGAAAATCCGTGACCAATGGCAAGATATCGTTATTGTTGCAATGTAGGGCGTTCAATCATTTTGATTGGGCGTTTTTTAGTACGACGAGGAGAACACGATGAGTAAAGATAATTCGGATTTAATGCGTTACACCGAGATGGCAATGAAGGGCTTGACGTTTGATGATGACACGAAGCAAGGCTTTAAGCTCATGACGGATGCATTTCTAACATGTTATGAAGAAGCACTTAATAAAGGATATGATCAAGTAACAGCAATACAAACCGCCACGATGATCCTTTCGACAATGTTCCATCAGGATTAGCATGGATGACCTGAGCACGTCTCTAAACTACTCAAACTAAATAGCATGCGTGGGTCTGATAATGACGCCACGGTCAATTTAGCACAATGTGTGGGGCTCTTAGAGTAATGCACGGGGTGCTTTTTTTGTGGCCTGAGTTATCGGAAATGCGTGGGCGTGGAGGAATTTAATTATGAAAAAGCTACTCAAACTAAAGATGAATTTACAGATGTTTGCTGACGGTGATAATGGAACTGGCGGGGATGAAGGTGGCAATCAGACGGCTGATAGCACGCCTAACACAACCGACGCCAATCAAAATAGCAACAATGACGACTCTGACCAAGACAATCAGGCAGATACGCCGTTTAAATCGTTTGCTAGTGAAAAGGACTGGCAATCAAGTGTTGATAAGCTGATTGCTTCGGCAATTAAAACACATGATGAAAAACAGGCTAGTGAAGCCCAGCAGCAAAAAGATTACGACAAGATGACTGACTTGGAAAAGGCTAACTATGATAAAGACCAATTAACCAAGCAACTTGCTGAATCACAGCGCCATGGAACTATTGTTGAAAATAAAGCTAAAGTTACGGCCCGACTGGGTGCAGACGATTTGCCGACAGCGCTGATTGCGGCTTTTGGTGATGATGTTTTAGCAGATGATAAAGGCGTGGAGGCGGCTTACACTGCAATCAGTAAGTCATTTACAGAGAGCTTACAGCAAGCAATCGATAAGCGAATCGCAAGCAGTGGGACCACATTGCCGGGTGCTGATACATCCGCAAATAAATCTGAAGGTGCAACAGCAGCTGAAAAATTAAATAACTCGCAAAAGCCAGCAAAGTCCAGTTTATGGGCGACAAAATAGGGAGGTACTAGATTATGGCCTATGTATTTGATAAAGGAACAGTAGAACAAAAGAATTTCATGGCATCTGAAAAGTTCGTATCATTCTCACGGCAGGTTGATGACACCAGTTACGCGGTGAAGACGGATGCTTTTGGACATAAAGTTATTCCAGCCGGCACGATTTATCCAACTAATGACGCTAAGGCGGAAGGAGTCACGATTAATGAAGTGGACGTTACACATGGTCCTCAAATGGTTGGCGTGATTGTTGAAGGCTATTTATTTGGCCAACGCTTACCAGTGGCGCCAACAGCTGAGGCTATCACGGCATTAAAGAAGATTACTTTCACTGATACGGACGCCGCCGTATCACAAGCCTAATTAAAGGAGGAGAAAACAAATGGCTCAAATTTCAGATTTATTCACGCAACATGATTTAATCGATTTTTCATTGAATCGGCAGTATCCAGCGATGCAAGGTGATGAACTATTCCCAGCAATCAAAGTCAACTCACTAACTGTTGATATCTTGAAACGTCAAAATCGAATTCCAGTGATTGCATCCTATGCGGCTTTTGATAGTGAAGCCGAAATTGGCAGTCGGTCTGCCTCGGGCGCTGCCATCGAACTGGCTTTGATTAAGCGCAAGATGCAGATTAAAGAAAAAGATTTGTATGCGATGCTCAATCCGCGGACGCCTGCAGAAGCTAGCTACTTGCAACAACACGTTTATAACGACTTTGATGTGCTCAATCAAGGCGTTTTAGCACGAATTGAAAAGACCGCTATGGACGTTTTAGCAACAGGTAAGACTATTTTGCCAGATGAAAGTGGTAAACTTGCTGTCCAACTTGATTATCAAGTTCCGACTGAACATCAGGAAGCTTTGACTGGAGCTGCTACATGGGATAACGGCGACGCGGATATCCTTGGTAATATTACGCGCTGGTGCGATAAGATGGATATTACACCAACCCGGGCGCTAACTAGTCGGAAGATTTATCGATTGATTACGACTAATACCAAAGTTCTACAAGCCGTGTATGGTAACTCTACTCGGGCACTTGGACAAGCCGACTTTGACACCTTCATGCAGGCACAAGGTTTACCAATTTTTCGGACTTATGATCAAAAATATACCCAAGTCGGAAAAGATGGCAAGATTACCAAGAGTCGTTACTTCCCAGAAAATCGACTTGTCTTAATGAACGATGACCCGATTGGTAATAAAGTGTTTGGACCAACTCCAGAAGAGTTAGCACAATTCAGTGGCCCAGCGCAAATTAACGCTGTGGGTAATGTTTACGATATGATTTATACCGAAACTAATGATCCAATTGGGACTTGGGAAAAAGCCTCAGCAGTTGCGCTTCCAGCGTTTGCCGCGGCGGATGAGGTATTTCAAGCTCAGGTTTTAGCCTAGAGGTGATTGATAATGAAGGTTCGCGTTAAAGATTACCCAATTCGGTATAAAGATACTCGGTATAAAAAAGGTGATGAGCTCAGCATTACGCAAGACGCGTTCAATGATGAGCTTTTTGTTTGTCTTGATAAGCAGAAGGACGAGAAAACTGCCGATAATGCTCAGTTAGAAACAGACGACGAAGAATAGAGGATGATCGTATGGCTAAACCAAGCCCACCAGATAAGGCGGGACAATTGACAAGACTATATACGCGATTAGGTGTTAAGAAAGACACGCCGGATGCTGCGGTGGTTGATGACATCTTTGATGATGCTGTTCAAACGTGCTTGGATTATACCCGGTCTTCACTCTCGACACCGATTCTAATTCAGGCAAAACGGCTTGCCATTATCATGTACAACGAGCAAGGAACAGAAGGCGAAGCATCGCGGTCAGAAGGCGGCGTTTCTCAATCGTTTGAACTGGGACTACCTAACATAATTAAAACCGCGCTAGCACCTTACCGAGTCGCGAAAACGAGGCGATTCTAATGCGCCTTAGACCAACAGACCTGACAACTGTTTATTTACGACAACAACAATCAGGCCACGATGATGAAGGTAATGTCATTACGGCGGGATGGAGCAATCCAATTGCAGTGAGGATGAACATTCAAGCTGCTGGCGGTTCAGTGAATGCGCAAATCTGGGGCAAAGACCTTAAGTACATTAAATCTGGTAAGTATCAAGGTAATCAGATCAATGAAGGTCAACAAGAAAATTGGGGTGTTTGTGTCAATGTTACTAAAGATAGCGAGCCAGATTACGTTATCAATTCGATACAAACATTCAGCACCCATAAAAATATCACTTTAGAGCAACGTAAACGAGGCGAATAGGATGGCTGAAGTTGAATGGCGTGGCAGTGATAAGCTGAAAGCTCAGCTCAAAAAAATGCCCAGTGTGGTTCACGATGCCATCTGGGATGCTACTTTTGATGTTGTTGAGAAAGCAGAGGGCTATGCAGTCAAAGAACTTCAATCCAGCGTTAAGTATGGAAATGGTGAGTTGGCTCGAAGTATTAAATATGAGGTTGTCGATAGTGATGGCAAGATTGTCGGTCGTGTCTGGTCCGATGACCCAGTAGCGCTATTTCGTGAGCTCGGTACTGGACGAGTAGGTGAGGAGTCGCAAAAAGATTTACCCGGTGGATTTACACCAGTGTACAGGCAAACGCCTTGGTTCATTCCTGCTGATGACGTTGATACTGACCTGAGTGAACTGTATGGTATGCCTAAAATCGAAATCGACGGACACACATTCTATCGGACAAGCGGTCAACCCGCCCGCCAGTTTTTAACCCCCGCCGTCAAACAAGCCAGTCGTGAGGCACCAGAGATGATTAAGCAGAGTGTGGAGGCCGCACTCCATAACAAATTAGGGGGTAGTTGATGGTAATTATTAATGTGAAGTCAGTAGTGTATCAAGCACTAACGGCTATACCGGAAATTAAACAGGTCTCAACCACGTACCCAGATAATTTAACGGTGTTCCCAATCGCTGTATACAACACGGCACATAAAGCCTATTTTCGTGATGCTAATCAGCAAGAGTTGCAAACGGAATGGACGATCACAATTGACCTCTTCTTAAAAGAAGGTAGCACAACGGCAATCACGAATAAGCTCATGTCATCATTTGGTGATATGGGCTTTTCAAGCGATATTGGTGATAGCAATTTAGCGGGTGTGAATCGCACTGTATTACGATTTACTGGTGTTGTTGATAACACTAGTCACCGCGTATTTGAAAGTTGAAAGGATGATTGAAATTGAAAAAGAATTTAACAGTATTTGATTTACAACGATTTGCTGCAGACGCTAGTGCCGGGCTTGCCGGAACAGGGACCAAGCTTGAAATGTCAGTGGATGGCACTAAGTTTGATGAAATTGGCGGTATTAAGACCGTTCCTGACATGGGTTCAGACCCAGAAAATATTGATGTGACTGATTTATCAGATACGAAAAAGAAGTCAGTTCCTGGGATTGAAAATACATCAACGTTAGCTTTTACCTTTGTGTACAAGGGCAGCAACTTTGCAACGGCTTTAACGCACAATGGTGACAATAAGCAATATAAATGGAAGGTCACTTATCCTGATGGGATGACAGCTTCTTTCACTGGCTCATATACCGTCAAAATGGGTAACGTTGCTGTCAACGGAGCACTTGAATACACGATTTCGATTATCGTATCGGACGGACCGGACTTTGCAACGGCCAGTAGTAGCGCCGGAGCTTAGAACCGTCACATTTTATCCAGATAATAATTAACTTGAGTAAGAGACGAGTAGGCCAGCAGGCTGATATGAGACGAATAATAAAAATGGAGGAACTACGTTATGACAGTAAAGAAAGCAACTAAGAAGTTTGAAATGGGTGGATTACAACTTGAATTAAAGTTAACAGGCCGTGATATTTTGAATATTGAAAAACGCTTGGGTAAATCTATGATGTCGCTCTTTATGAGTGCGGATGGCGGAATGAAATTGCCACCATTGAATGAAATGCTTATCGTATTGCAAGGTTCGAACCAAACTCACGGCGTTACTGATAACGACATTTTTGCTGCCTTTGAAAAATATTTTGATGAAGGTCATGCCCCAATGGATTTATTTACAGTGCTAACAGACTTATTCCAGGAATCTGGTTTTTTCGGCAAGACAGCTTCGGCTTCGAAGACGAATACGGAATCGGAAGTCACTCTGGACAACGAACCAACGACCGAGACGACACTTTAAGCAATAATTACCAGACTGTTTCTGAGTTGCTAAGTGCTATTTACCCATTGGCCGTGCAATCTGGGATTGATTCTGACCACTTTTGGGAACTTGATTTTGGTGAACTCATGGTTCAAGTAATCGCAAATAATCGTAACCGTATAGATGATATGCGAATGAGAGCGGTAATGGATCACAAGCAAGCTGAGATGATGGCATTTGCTTTGAACGACCCTAGCAAAATGCCATCGGTTGAAGAGGCTTATCCATTTATCAAAACAGCGACTAGTACATCGTCGGATTCTGTTCCTGAATGGAAACGGGACCAGTTGCTTCTAATGCAGCAATCGCAAAAGATTAAGACAGCCCGAAAATTCAAAAAAACTACATAGGAAGGGGGAAACAACGTGGAACTTGAAGAAATTGAACTGCTATTCAAAGTGAACACTGAACAAATGGAACAACAATTTGCCAAGGTTCAACCGATGATTGATAAATTGATGGGGAAGACCGCTGATAGTGCGAAGTCCGGTATGGACAAGACCGAGCAGTCGATGGATGTTTCTAAAGGTGTTCAAAAGTTGCAAGACCAGTTGTCCGGTTTGAACGAGACTATCAAAACTGCATTCGAACGAATGAGTAGCTCGACATCTACCGGGGCTAGCAAGGTCAACCAGAATGCTGGCAAGATGTTTACCGGTAGCCGGGTTAAGGTAAAACAGGACTTACAGGCCATGCTGAGTGATATCAATGCAAAGATGGATCAGGCCCGAGCTGCTCAAGCCAAGATGCGTGACTTAATGAATCAAAAAACGTCCTTGAATACCGCTCAACAGAATGGGACGCAAGGAATTAAAATTGATAATCAGGTTGCGTCCGCTCAAGCTCAGATGACGCGTTATCAAAACCAAGCTAAAGCTCTAGCCCAATCAATGCGACAAGAATTTAAAGCGGTGCCGGACTCACTGCGGCAGATTTCTAAAGCTATGGATCAAAACGAAGTTAAAATTGAAACCTATCGGCGTCAGTTGAAGGCGTTGCAGGGCTCCTATCGTGATGTTCAGGATTCTATGAAGACGATGGGTGCCAGCGACCGGCTGACCAAGCAAAGCACGGCACTTGAAAAGAGCATCATGAGCACACGCGATAAGATGAACAAGCTCATTAATTCCAATGATAGTCTGAACAAGAGCTATGCTTATGTTTCTGATCGTGGTGACGAACTTAAATCTGTAATTGGTAAGCTCAATACTGAGATGGGTGAATCCGGGACGGCTGCTACACGAGCGGCAGGTTCGTATAATCGTTTCGGCAGTGCGGCAAGTAGCGCAATGAATAAAGGATCAGGTTCCGGTAAGGGGCCTTCTAATTGGTTCAGTCGCATTAGCAACGGTATTCAAAGTGCAACAAGTCGGATACGCAATTTTGGAAATAGTAGTAGTTCTTCAATGAACAAAGCCTCTTCTAGTGCTAGACGGACCAGTGGGGCCCTGGGCGGCATTGCCCAGCAGTTGAAGTACCTCCCATCACAATTAATCGTATTTGGGTTGCTGTACCAAGGCTTGACGCAACTTGCTACTGGGATGATGACAGCATTTAAGACGAACGCGCAGTTTGCAAGTAGTCTGAATCAAATCAAGGTCAATTTACTGACAGCATTCTATCCGATTTATAACTTTGTTCTTCCGGCCGTGAATGCGTTAATGTCATCATTATCTAAAGCCACATCATGGTTGGCACAGTTCACGTCAGCACTAACGGGTATGAGTTACTCCAAAGCTCGACAAGGTGCGCAGGGCCTTTATGAGCAGTCTAAGGCACTGAATGACACGGCCTCAGCTTCTAGTAAAGCTTCTGCTTCTGTTAAGAAGGCTAACGAAGAGATTCGAAAACAAAACGCTGCCCAGGCAAAGTCGGTTCGTGAGGCTAATGCACAAATACGCGCTCAAAATCAAGCTCAAGCAGCCTCAGTTCGTGAAGCAAATCGACAAATTGCGGAGTCTAATAAGCAAGGTGCAGCCAAAGTTCGTGCTGCTAATGCAGCAATTGAGGCTGCAAATAAACGGTCCCAGGCCTCAATGGAAGCAACCAAGAAAAAGAATAAAGAGCTCATGCAATCTTTGATGGGCTTTGATGAACTGAATGTTCTTGATAAGAGCAATGATGATGAAGACTACTCTTATGATAAAAAGCCAAAGGAGACTTTTACTCCGCAGGAAACACAAACGGCACCAGATTCAACGCCAACACAAAACGCACCGGAAAGTACGCCACTGCAATCGACGGATGGTACTGATGCTGGAGCTGGTGATGATGGTGTCAATTTCGGCGTACCATTAGGTCAGCCATTCAACAGCGCAACTGATGCAGCTAAAAAACTGCAAAAAATTTTAGGTGAGCTGTTCGACCCAATGAAGGCAGCTTGGGACGCCAAGGGTAACTCAGTAGTGGATGCTGCTAAGTATGCTTGGAAAGAGGTTGAACGAGCGCTCAGCGATGTTGGACGATCGTTTATGCATGTATGGGACAACGGTACTGGTCAGAAGACAGTAGAAGCTATCTTACAGCTGTTAGCAGACATGCTTAACATTATTGGTGATATTGCCAAAGCGTTCTCACAAGCATGGGAAGGTGGCGGCGGTCGTGGTACTAAGCTAGTCCAAACTATTTTCAATTCGCTGAATAATGTATTGAAACTGATCCACGATATTGCCACTTCATTCCGTAGTGCATGGAATGGCGGCAATCTGGGCGAACGGATTTTTGCCAATCTCATTACGTTGGTGACAAATTTAGTCGGGCTGATTGGTGATATCGCTAAGGCGTTTGATAATGCATGGAATCATGGCAACACTGGTACCAAGCTTATTCAATCAATTTTAAATGCATTGAACGCTGTAGTAAAAGTGCTTAATAATATTGCAGTAGCATTTCGTAATGCTTGGAATAGTGGTGCGGGTGAGAAAATTGCATCAAATCTCTACAAGATATTCACAAACATCTTTAATACTGTTAGTGCACTTGGCGGCCAATTTGACAAGGCTTGGCAACATGGCGGCGTTGGTACATCTATTTTTAAAACGCTGCTCGGTATGGTTAATGACATTTTGGGTGCGTTAAACGACATGACAGGAGCAACCGTTAAGTGGGCTTCTAAGCTTAATTTCACACCCTTACTACAATCGATTGATGGATTGCTAAAAGCGATTAGACCAGTAGTCAAAGATGTATGGGACGGCCTGGATTGGGGATATCAAAATATCCTGTTACCATTGGCCAAATACACGATTACTAATTTAATCCCAACTTTCTTCGATGCATTAGCTGCGGCGCTTAAGTTGCTTCACCGCATTATTCAAGCTTCACAGCCAGCCTTTAAATGGATATGGGATTCGTTCCTTGAGCCATTAGCAAAGTGGACTGGTGGAGTTATCGTTGGCATGCTTAAGAAGTTAGCAGATGCATTAGGTGGGATTTCCAGTTGGGTAGATAAACACCATACGGCCGTTGAAGCAATGGCGAAAGTCTTAGTAACTATGTTTGCATTTAAAGTAACAATGACGGGGCTAAGTAATGGAATAGGACTACTTGGAAAATTAGCTGACAAAGCGGCTACTATTGGTGGTAAAGGGCATGTTCTCAGAGACTTTTTTAAAGGGATTACTGGAATTGATAAGCTAGAAGAAGCTGTTGGCAACGTGAAGACATTATGGTCGCTTGCAAAAATGAAGTGGTCAGATTATGCTACTGCATTAGCAGATGGTTGGAAGGCGCTCAAGAGTTGGTCTGTGTGGTCTAAACTGGCTGCTGTTGGTCAAGCTGCATTGAATGTAGTTATGGACGCGAATCCAGTAGCATTAGTGGTATTGGCTATCGCTGCATTAGTTGCTGGATTCGTCGCGCTATACAAACATAATAAGAAATTTAGAGATTTTTGTAATTCTGTTTGGAAGAATATAACCAAATGGTTTGGTGATTCAATCGATTGGATTTCTAAAAATTGGACTAAAATAATTGGTTTTATTATTAATCCGGTTGGCACGATTGCTTCCTGGTTCCTTAAAGATACAAAAACAGGTAAGAATATTCTTAAATGGGCATCGAAATTACCGGGTAAAGCCTCCGATTGGGCTAAGAGTGTTGGTAAAAAAGTTGGAACTCATATAACAAATGCCAAGAAGGATTTTCAACAAGCAGGAAAGAACATTGGTAATTGGACTACTGGCTTTGTTGGCGGCGCTAAAAGAACCGTTAATACTTGGGCGTCGAATATTGGCAGCGGTGTTCATAAGAAAGTTTCTGATGGTAAAAAGGCCGCTCAAGAAGCGGGTAAAAAGATTGGTAACTGGACGTCTGAGTTTACGAGCAAATCTAAAGGTGCAATCGTCGGTATTCGAAAATGGGCATCAAATATCGGTAGTAATGTTAATACTAAAGTCGAAGATGGCAAACGATTAGCCAAGAATGCGGGTAGTAAGTTAGGTTCATGGGTTAATAACTTTAGAACTGGCGCAAGTAAGACTGTCTCTAGTTGGGCTGGAAGTTTAGGCTCGAAGACTAGTTCTGGAATGGGGAGTTCTAGGACGGCTGCGTTAAGAGCCGGTACTCAGTTAGGTAATTGGGTTGCCTCGTTTAGAACTGGCACGGGTAAAACAATTGCAAAATGGGCCGGTGGTTTAGGCGGTAAAATTGGTGGCGGTCTTTCATCTGGTTGGAAGTCTGTAAAAAAGGGTTCTGCGGATGTTGCTAATGCAATTATTGGTACGATTGGAAAAGCCGTTAATGGCGTTATCGATGGCATTAAATGGATTCTCAATCACGTAGGTGCCTCCAGCAAAGCAAAGTCATTGAGCCACTGGAGTGTTCCTTCATTTGCAACTGGTGGTCGCCATAAAGGTGGTCCAGCAATCGTTAATGATCAGGTTGGTGATAAGTATCGTGAAGCATACAAGTTACCAAATGGACGAACAGGTCTTTTCCCAGCCGTTCGCAATATGATGGTCAATCTTCCGAGAGGTACTCAAATTCTCAATGCGGCACAAACGGCTCGTAAAGTAACAGCAATGGTGCCACACTATGCCGGTGGTATTGGAGACTTTGATTTTGACTTTTCAAGTATTGGTAACTTCAATTTGCCAAGTTTCAACTTTAGCATGCCGAATTTTGGTGATTTGTTCAGTGGTATAGGGGACAGTGTAGGCAGTTTTGCCGATGGTGTGAAAGATACGGCAAGTGATATCTGGGACGATGTCACGCACCCTGAAAAAGTATTGAAAGCTGCTATGAACAAGTTTGTTAAATTTACCGGCTTAGGTGGCTATCCGCTAGATGTTGCTAAAAGTATGGTGGATTTTAGTGTTGATAGTGCTAAAAGTTGGGTCGGTAAGATTCTCAAAGAATACGGCGAGAGCGAAGGACCAAATGGTGGTGCAATCACTCATTCAATGATTAGTCGCGCACTCGAGATGACTAAAGTTCCTAAATCGCGGTGGTCAAAGATGCAACACGATATCATTGAAGTGGCTAAGTCAGAGACCGGGAATCGAAATATTATGCAGACAATTACTGATGTGAACTCGCTAGCTGGTAATCCTGCAGGTGGACCACTACAGTATGTCAAGTCAACCTTTGATGCATTTTCTTTTCCTGGACATCATAATTTCAGATCATCATTTGACCAAGTATTGGCTTATCTGAATAACTCAGACTATTACAATGCTGCCGGTCATACAGTCATTTGGGGCACGCCTAAATTTGATTGGTTGCACAGTGGACCGATTGGGCACCGCCGTTTTGCTAACGGTGGTCTTGTTGATACTCATCAAATGATCGAAGTGGCTGAACAGAATAAGCCGGAAATGGTTTTACCTTTAACTAACATTCCACGGTCAATGCAATTGATTAAGCAGGCACTAAGCTTCATGGGACAAACGTTCAGTGATGGATTACAAATGCCCGCAGCTTTAACTCAGTCGATGGATATGAGCAGTCTGGCTAGTCAGCCAAGTAATACAAGTACACAGAGTATGAATAGTGGTGGCATTAACGAGCTTGGAACAAGCATCGTTAACGCGATTGTACAGGGCTTACAAATGACAAACGTTGGCGGCAGCATGAACAATCAACCGATCAATGTGAACTTGACGTTGCAAGTTGGTGATGAGAAGTTCGGTAATGCTGCTATTAAAGGCATTAACGCGGTAAATCAGAAGAATGGTAAAAACATGTTGAGACTATAGGAGATGATTACGATTGACATATTCACTGAAGATTGGTGGGACAGTGGTTAAAGCACCACAGTCCCTAGAAGTTGCAATTCAAGATATCGATGCCAAAGCATCGCGTGACGCGAATGGACTTTTGCATCGAGACCGTGTCGCAATCAAACGCAAGTTAACAGTAAAATGGGGGCCGCTAACACTGGCCGAGAATAGCACAATACTAAAAGCTGTCTCTGGACAGTTTTTTTCTTGCAGTTATTTAGACCCACAAGAAGGTGCAGTAGTGACCAAGACATTTTATGTTGGTGATCGGACTGCACCGATTTATACACTTAATCCAGTGACATCAGATTATATTTGGCAGAATGTTTCAATGGATTTCATTGAACAGTAGGCGGGTGAAAATTAATGATTAAGCAATCTGATTTAGCCCTCGCTGCATGGAAGGCAACTGAACGGACGTTGGATGCAGTTGTCACAATTAACAAGATTGACTATAAGACGACAGATATTGCATCCATTTCATATGACGCAGGTGGCTATACTGGAGATACGTTTGGTATTGGCTCGAATTATGAAAACAGCGTGACAATTAAGTTTTCGCACTTAATTGAAGGACTTAAACTCGGCATGACGGTATGGCCTAAGATTGGTATAAAAACATCTAATGGCTATGAGTATAGCTCGCTTGGTCTTTTTATCGTATCAGATGACATTCAAATGGACCGAAACAACGATGAGACAACAATTAAGGCATATGACCAGATGTGTCTACTGGAGGGTACCTACACTTCTAAGTTAACTTACCCTGCTAAAATGACCAGTGTGATTGCAGAAATTGCAAATTTGGCTGGCGTGTTACTCAATACAACTGACATTAGTCGTTTGCCTGTACAAGTTAACTTACCGAGTGCTATTACCGGTCAAACGTATCGAAATGCAATTGGCATGATTGCTCAATTTTATGCTGGATTTGCAACGTTTGATAGGGACGGCAAATTAACAATTCGCACGATTACAGAGCCAGATTATACATTAGATCCGAGCCAATATGAACAAGGTGGCTTAACAAAAAATGAAGCACCATACAAAATTGGCGGTATTCAGTGTGAGGTCACAACGACTACTACGGATTCAACAGGTCAGAGTACCGAAACTACAAACACGCTTCAAGTAGGGGCAACGTTAGGATCACAGATTAAACTCACCAACAATTTGATGACAATGGATCGTTTAGCATCAATATGGCAACAGTTACAAAGCTTGACCTTCTACCCTTTCAGTTTGAATTGGTTTGGCAATCCTGCAATAGAAGCTGGCGATTGGCTAACACTACAGGATACTAAAGGAAACAAGTTCAACGTGCCTAATAATGGTTATACTATGACGTTTGATGGCAGTTTGTCTGCTGTTTCTAAAGCAGATCAGACCTCAACCTCTAGTAGTAGCTATGCTTGGCGAGGCGAGCTATCACAATATGTTGCTGACTTAGGTGGACGGCAAGGTGCTTCGGGTAACTATATCTATGGTACAGATACAACTGAACCGCCATACGGAGCTAAATTTAACGATATCTGGTACAAGCAGAACGGTAATAAAGTTGAATTGTGGACTTACGAGCGTCAGGCAGATGGAACTGGTAAATGGGTACTTACTGTGTCGGACGCTACTGGGGAAGAAGTGAAAGCAAAAGTTGACCAAGTGGAACTGGAAGCTAAGGCTAGTACAGATGCAGCTAAAGCGGCCAGTGATAAAGCTGACCAGCTTGCGGCCAAGTACGATGATACAAATGCATTAGCTAATCAAGCACTAGACAAAGCTGTAAGTGCTCAAAGTGACGCTAGTGCTGCAGTTGCCACAGCAAACTCTACAGCCTCGGAATTCGGAAAAGTTGACCAAAAGGCAGATAGTGCCTTAGCTAGTGCACTTGGTGCCCAAAGTGACGCTAGTGCTGCAGTTAAACAGGCTTCTTCTGCTGCCGCTGACTCTAAAGATGCTAAGCAAATTGCTGGAGCAGTTAGTCAGAGTTATAAAACTTTAACTGATGGTTCAACTATGACCATTGCTGAGTTACAGAATGGCCTAGCTGCCAAACTGACTAAGACTGATCTCGACGGATATGCCACCCAGACCTGGACTCAAAATCAGATTAAAATGACTGCTGATGGAATTAACGGAACCATGTCCAGTATCAAGAGTACTGTTGATGCTCAGACAACCAGTATAAATGACCTCAAGGCTGACTCAAGTTCTTTTAAGAGTCAGTTTACAACAGTTAACAATACTCTCGGTAAGCAGACTACTGACATTGGTACCTTGCAAGCCACGTCAAAAGAACTGACTACCGGATTCAATACGTTAACAACGGATAATACAACTAATAAGAACAACATTAGTCAACTTCAGCAGACTGCCACAGAACTGAATAGCACGATGACGACGGTTCAAACACAGGTTCAAAACAGTGCTGTGGGGACAAACTTGTATACCGATACCAAGAATTTTGACAACCCAGCATCATGGTACGCAGCCAGTTTGTGGACAAAAATCACGGATACCTATAATGGACTAGCTGTAATGCAGACAACAGAAGATTGGAATGGGGTAAGCCAATATATCCAAGTTAAAAAAGGTGATGTTTTAACTTATAGTGTATATGCAAAATATATAAGTGGTACTGGAACAAGCAGCATCTACTGGCCACTCAACAATCCAACTGAAGGTAGTTATAGCTCTGCTGCAACAGATATAGGCCATAACACAGTAACTATAACAGATTCATGGCAGAGAGTTTCAGGAACAACAGTTGTCACTAGTGATGGTTATTTACGTCCTCGGATTGAACGAACTAATGGAAATACCAACACTCTGCAGATTGCCGGAATCAAGGTAGAAAAAGGCAGTCTATCTACTGATTGGTGCCCTAATCCAGCTGATAATGCTACAGTTACTGCTTTATCCAAGCTTTCTCAAACTGTTGACGGTATGAAAGCTGATATTTCCAAGAAGATTGAGAAGAAAGACCTTAACGGTTACGCTACTGAAACTTGGGCGCAAAATCAGATTAATATTAGTGCTAATGGGATTAATGGCACGATATCCAGTGTCAAGAGTACGGTTGATGGCCATACAACCAGTATCAATAACCTCCAAGCTGATTCAAATGGGTTTAAAGCTCAATTTACGACAGTCAATAACACTATCGGTAAGCACACTACCGATATTGGTACGCTCCAGGCATCCACTAAGTCTTTGTCTGCTAGCTTTGATTCTCTGAGCACCGACAATAACACTAATAAGCATGATATTAGTCAATTGCAAGCGAGTGCTACAGCATTTAATAGCACTTTGTTGACTGTTCAGCAACAGGTGATAGATAGTGCTGTGGGAACTAACCTGTTATTGAAAACCTATAACCCATTCATTATGACGGGTAATGGTGGGGTTAACCAGGCGACACTAATGTACGCACTAAGCAGAAGACTCGAAAAAGGAACGACAGTAACTCTAAGTTTTGATGCCATTTCTACGGCTTCTGCGAACTTTACAATCCAAAATAGTGCTAGCGGAGACGGTGGGACTTGGATGGGCTACCTTAATAATGCGGCCGTTGGTACCACAAAGAAGCATTATGTAGCAACAATCAAGTTAGATGGCTATTCACAGCAAGGTGCTTATCTCCGCTTAGATAATGTGCCTTCGACAGCTACTATTACATTCTCCAATATGAAATTAGAGCTAGGTTCAAATGCTACGGACTATTCCACCAATCCATTGGACAACGCAACAGTTGATGCAGTTTCAAGTATCTCTCAAACTATTAACAGCATCCAAACGACTGTTAGTGGAAAAGTTGATGGCAGTACCTATCAGTCCAAGGTAGATCAATTAAGTAACCAGATAACTTCTGTTGTAGGGCAGGTCAATACCTTTGGTTCAAGAAATATTGTGACTAACTCACAGTTCCAATACGACTATCTAAGCGGACCATCTTGGACTACAACTGGTGCGACTACTGATATGTGGTACAAATCAGATTTTGCTTGGTCATGGGTTAATGGGTATCAAGGTATTTGCTTCAATCAACCAACGACGACTGACAATAGTGTCTGGTATGCTTTGCACTCTAGAAGAATTGTTATTGGACAAGATATCTCGACTCCTTGGTCGGCTAGTGCTTATGTGAATATCGATACCGTTGGCCTCGCTGCGGTAATTACTATTGAATTTTACGACACTAAGGGTAATCGTATTGGGCTTAAGGAAACGTATAAAACCAGCCGTGGAATGGAACTAATTAAAGTTGAAAATGCTGTTCCTCCGGCTGGAACTGAAACAGTTTGCCTTGCATTCCAAGTTCATGGTGGTGGCCATGTTGCTATGATATGCCCAATGCTCAACCAAGGAGCTACTGCTGCAGCCTATGTTCCTGATAATGTAAGTAATGCAGAACTTGAGCACGCATATTCTGCTATACTTCAAACTAATGACCGGATTAATCTTCGTGTTGAAAAGAATGGGGTTATTAACGCAATTAATATTTCCCCTGAAGGAACCAAGATATACGGTACTAAACTGCATATTACGGCGGATACCTACATTGATAATGCAATCATTAAGAACTCCATGATTGAAAGCATAGATGCTGGTAAAATTACTGCAGGTACTATCAATGCTGCGCATATAAACGTAATCAATTTGAATGCGAATAATATAACGACCGGTACAATTAAAGGCAGTAACCTATCAATTAATCTGAATACTGGTAATGTTGAGTTCCAGGCGGGACGTATCCATTCGTCTGATAATGCAATTGATATTAACATTAATAATAAGTATATCTCAGTTGCTGACAAGGATAATCGTGTATTTATATCTGGTGGGGAAATTCAAATGATCCAACCGACATTATTCTCAAGTCAATCTACGCCGTATGTTCGCATCAGTAACGCTCAGGCGGGGGCCTCATGGGGTGGTGCAACGTTCTGGGGACGTGACTATTTTGTGGTCACTAACGGAGCTAACGATGGAAATATCTTTACTTCGCCAATGGGAGAAGAAAAGTTCGCAGGTATTTCTGGAGGGCATTCGACCTCCGGATGGCAAGTAACCAAGATCGGCGGTGCGGAACGGGGTGTGCTTATATCCGGTGGTCGTGAATTCACTGATGGCATAGGTCTCTCACCGTATATAAGAGTTGGTGATCCTGGTCATGCAGGGACAGGTCTACATGGTTCTAACATCAGTATGCAGGCTAGTTACATTTATCTAAAGAGTACCCATTCAACATCTCATGGCGCAAACGCCTATTTGGCCCCAGACGGTGCATTAGTTCCGTCGAACTCCGCCGCTAAGTACAAAACAGACATTGTTCGATCATTTGAAACTGGGATGGGGGACAAACTCCTAGAAGTTCCAGTTGCGCATTGGAAAGACAAAGAAGAAGTACTATCCAAGACGCTCAATCCTAGTGCTAAAAATCCAGAAACTTACTTTGGAATGATCGCCGATGATCTGGATGATGCTGGTCTGAACGAACTTGTTGAATACGATGACAAAGGGGCAGTCAGGGGTATCCAGTATGACCGAGTCGCATTAGCTCTTATCCCGTTGATTCGTAATTATCGGGATCGTATAACTGAATTAGAAACTAAAGTCAAATAAATGAAAGAGGCATAGTTAATTATGACAGCAAGAAAAGAAGAAGTAACATTCACAAATGGGCAACTGGTGACCATTGGAAACACTTTAGCAGCGTTCAAGCTTAAAGGTCGAGCTTCTCTTGGGCGCACCTGGTTGATCAATCATCTTGAAGACCTAAACAAGCAATTTAACGCTGACCAATTAGCAACACAAAAGAACTTTTTTAAAACAGATGAAGCCGGAGATTTTATTTATCAGAAAGACAAAAAGACTCTAATTCTGAAAGATGACTACACCATGGACGAAGCTCAAAAAGAGTTTGATCAATTAGTTAACGAACCTGTAAGCATTGAAATCAGCTCATATTCTGCACGAATGAAAGCTTTATTTCATGCACTTGAGGGCTATCCATATGAGATGGAAGGGCAAGTAGCTCAAGTATACGCATTAGTATTTGATCAGTTCGATAAAGCATATGGAAAAGGGGAATAATGATGGAATTATTAAACACTAGCATCTCTTATAATATAGATGGAACTGGTAATACGAGCTCTGTAATTGCAGGCCTTCGTGGTGAAGTAGAAGGTCGAGTAACTATTACAGCAAATGTCACTATTTATCCGACTGACTTAGCTAAAGATGAAACTTTCGATGATCTAACCAAAAAAGAATTATCCAAACGTGCGGTGGATAAGATTCCATCAGTAATTGACTCTCTAATTGCAGTTAATGGTGGGTGGAGTTTTACTGCTGGCAAGATTTCATCGGTATCCACTCAATTTAATCAGTCTGAAACTGGCACATATGTGAATGCGAATGTTACTGCCACTGAATCAGATTTTTCAGATAAGAAGTTAGACGATGTTACGATGTCGGAGGCGCAGAGTGTGCTGCAATCCATTCTTAAGAATGAATTGCCAACATCATAAGTATTAAGTGAAAGATGAACTTTGAAGAGATGGTGAATTGAAAATTAATAAGTTAAAACGACTAGGCCAGTGTATTTTAGGATGCTTTTGACCGTTCAATCAGGAATGACAAATAGGAGGTAGACAATTGAATAAACGTAAATTAAAGGCACTCATCTTAATGATGGGCGCCATTTTTATGGCCTTTTTAATGATCAACGTTACCAGTCAGGCTGCTCGTATGGATATGGTCGATGTGTCTAATAACAACGGCTACATGTCAACGACAGAGTATGTTTCGATGCGTAATGAATTTGGTGTTAAGGCCCTTACCGTAAAGATTAGTGAAGGTACAACCTTCAAAGATGGCTATGCTGCTAGCAATATCGCTAATGGTCAAGCAGCTGGCTTATACGTCAACGGCTATCACTTTGCCCATTATAAAACTAAGGCTCAAGCAATTGCCGAAGCTGACTTTGCTGGTCAGGCAGCCAAAGCGGCCAGACTACCAGTGGGCGCAGTATTGGCAACGGACGTAGAATCGGCTGAGGAACAAGGAATCTTGTCACAAGCGGCCAACGACCGCAACAATGCTGCCTTCATGAAAGAGATTCAGAAGTTTGGTTATCGGGCCGACATTTATACGTCTGGATCATGGGCTAACAACAAGATGACCATCAAGGGCAAAACAGGTTGGGTTGCTGGTTACCCCTATGTCATGTCTGGTCAGAAGTGGTATACGAATAACAATGCCTGGCAATGGTCCGGGGCAGCTCGTTTCCGGATTAGCTACGGTGGCTTTGACGTCAGTCAACTTTATACTGATTACTACACAGCTGGTCAGAAATCAACGGTCAAGCCAACCGATCCAAATGCCGTTAATGATAACAACCAGGAGGCCAACAAAAACACTTCCAAGCCATCTAATTCGGTCAAGTGGGTCAAGGAGTCAAAAAACTATACGCTCAAGACGGCGGTTAAGCTGCGCACTGGCACGTCAACGGCATCAAGTGTGATTGCTATCTTGCCAGCTGGGACTACGGTCAAAACTGACCAAGCTATCATTCAGAATGGTTATCGCTGGGTACGTCAGCCACGATTTAATGGTTATGGTTATCTAGCAACCGGCCCGGCAAGCAATACGCTGGAATACGTAAAGAGTGGTGCAACTCATACGTATTACACAGTCAAGTCTGGCGACAGCTGGTGGTCAATCGCTCAGCGCAACGGCCTAAGTATGACTACATTAGCTAGTCAGAACGGCAAGACGATTTACACCACTATCTATCCTGGCCAGCGATTGGTGGTGCGATAATTGCATACACTATTAGGGTTAGGCTGGGATGAATGGGGATCAATTGTTGCCATTGTCGCTAGTATTTGTGTACTAGCTAATTGGATTCTAAATAAGACGGTCCGTATCCCGCTTAACGATTTAGGCAAGCGGCTGAGCCATTTTACCGATGAAAGTTTAAAAGTGAGGCAGCAAAATGCTGAAGCAATGAATGCGATTGAAAATCGGGTCATTAAGGTAGAAGGCCGGCTAGATGGTCATGACATGGAATTTAAACATCTATATGAAAAGGAAGCCAAAAGAAATGAGAAAAATTAGTTTTAAGAATGCTGATGGAAGCTTGAATGGTAAATTGATCGCTGGAATTATTTCCTTACTGATCGTTTTGGTTCAACAAGTCTTTGCCATGTTTGGCATTAAGTTTACTGGTGACTGGTCAGCCATTGTTGCCGTTATTAACACTGTACTAACGATCCTTGGTATGCTGGGCGTTATTACTGACGTTCAAACAGTGTCGGCACCAACAGTTGATAGTAAAGAGGAAAGTCAAGTCGAAGCAGCAGCTAATAAAGTTGCTGACGAAGCGCAAACACCAACGTCCACAGTTGCTGTAGTGAATAGTTCTGCATCATATGACGCTGAAATGGCGTCAGAATCCGCCTCACAAGCAGGCGAAAAGTAGTATAATTAAATATTGAATTTGCTAATCCCCTGCGTTTCGGCGTGGGGGATTTTTTGTTAACAAAATATATAAAAAAGAGCAAGTCAAGACTGGCCCAATGTTTAAATAAATAAAATGGGTGTTCTGTTTCTCCTAAGATAATAAAGAACACAGTTATTATACATTAAACCTGATTAATATAACAAGGACTTATTAATATTTTTCTATAGATTACTTTCGGTATTGTGATATAAACCGACAAGTGTTATTATGCCCCTTGTCCTGTTATTAGTATCACAGCTTTCAAATCCCCCCAAGATTGTCGGTTAGTGGTGCCGGAAGTGATGAGGATAATCTTCTGCTTGATGGGTGGAAGATTTTTTTGTGTTGCTTGCCTGTATATTTTGTTAGTGAGAGTTTAGATTTAGCATTATTAGCTGTCAATATAGCTAATTAGATAACTACAAGACTTTACAGAATAGCAAGTAATAAGTATAATATTAATTGTCTCTAGTGTAGTTTCTAGATGATAGTTATAACTTGATTAATTCCCCTGCGCTTCGGCGTGGGGAATTTTTTTATGTATTACCCGCCTAGGAATTTTGGTGCACATTTGGTGCACGTCGTGAAACAAAACGTTGCTATGTTGGTGTCTAACCACCGTATACTACTCCGGGTGGGTACGTCAGCCACGATTTAATGGGTTATGGTTGTCTAGCAACAGGCCCAGCCAATAATTCACTGGAATACGTTAAAACGGATGCTTCTCACACGTATTACACGGTCGTTTCAGGTGATAGTTGGTGGTCGATTGCCAAACGAAACGGCCTGAGCATGTATACGTTAGCATCACAAAACGGTAAGAGTATCTATTCAACGATTTATCCGGGCATAAAATTGATTATTAAATAGACGAAACCCCTATACTAGCAATTGCTGGTATAGGGGCTTTTTTCGTTTGTTGTAAAATTTACGCTTTCATTGTATAACTGTGTAATGGTTACAAAAATCGGTGTAATAGTAAAAAATTGCTTTTTAACTACAAAAGTTGTAATTTTAGATAAAATAAGAAAAAAGTCCACACTAGTCTTAATTGGCCGGCGTGAGGTTTTGTTGTTTATTCAAATGTTATTTCTTTGATTTCTTCATAATTATTATAAAACTCTAAAAATCCTGTAGCTGAAGGTGCGTTAAGTTGCAAGTATGCAGAGCCTTTTTTCGGAACTGTTACTTGAGAAATATGATTTTTGGTAGTCTGTGGTTTTGCAAAGCTAACTCCCACTCTGCCTTCATGCTGAGGTTCAAAAAAATTGGGCTTATTCAACACTGACATTTTGACGCTCTGAGTGTAAATATTATCTGTGTTACATTCTGGTAAATCTAACGGTATATCAGATAAATCGATGTCTCTATTTGAAGCTAATAACTTTTCAATCGGAATAGCTAGATTACAATAATCATCTAGAGAGCGATAATTTACATATCTATAAAAGTAACCAACACCAGTTAAGTTTTCTCGCGCAACACAGTTATTGAGTGCTTTTAGAAAGGGTCCTATGTAGTTATGCTTTACTAGAATAAACCCTCGTTTGTTTATTTCAGTTCTGTCTATATCTTGAATAAATTTGTTGGATAAATGTCCATCTTGGGTTAAATCGTTTTTTGTGACGATGTAAAAGCAGCTTATAAATGACACGTTATCTGGAAATTTTGTACTTAGAATGTGATTTTCTAACGGATCTACTTGGTAATCTGATTTATTATTAAAATAGCGTTCTAGACTGTCGGTATCATATCCTATAGGCTCAGATTCCTTTTCATATGATGTTGATGATGTAAAGCGCCAGCAACCGTTTTGAATATTTGACATGGCTTCATTGTATACAAACTCAATTAAACCGACAGTTTCCTGGTCCAACAATCTTTTCTCATTCTTAGAAATATCTAAGGGCAGTGTGTTCATATGGATAGCCTCCCAATTGTAAAGCTGAAAAACTTCAAACTGTAACTATTATAACTCTAAAAGTAAATGTTAAATTCGGCATAATGATATTTCTATTTTAAAATTAAAACGAAAGATTTTTTATCAAAAGGTCACCCAGTAACATTCTGTTATCTCACCTTAAATAATTATACGAACGAGTGTTTCTGATTACGAGGCTAACTTTTGAAAATAGATAATGGTTAATTAAAATAAACGATTGACGTGAAATAACGAATTATAGAATGTTTTGGGGCTTTCCACGATTTGTAAATTAAAAATCTCTCTTTTTCAGAAATGGCTTATAAATGGCATTTATAGCGTGCTACCCTTAATGGTATAACTACCGTGCGGGTGATAAGTCGACGTCGGTAGATAAAAAGAGAAGCGTCATAATGCTGGTATATCAGCATTATGACGCTTCTCTTTTGCTAATTGGTATCAAATTAAAACCCCAATTTTGCGTTTTGGCTGTTGTGATCACAACAGCACTGTTAAGCGCTCATAAAAAAGGGTTTTGGGATCGTGTCACAAGTAAGGGTCCTATGAATTAATTATTACTCGTTAATAGTGTCTGAAAGGCCGTTAGCGACATTCCAGGTACGACCCGTTGTCGAGTGAGATTGTATGGGTTCTGTGTGCTGGTGGCGATGCCAGGTGCCGTTGATAGGGCATACTGATAGCCAGCCTGTTTATCGGCTTTAATGGTCTGCTGATTAGCACGGCCGGCTGGGTAACAAATAACTTGTGTGTTCTGTTGTAAATTATGATCGAGCCATTTTTTGGAACTTGATAATTCCGTAAGTTGAACCTGGTAAGTTAAATTATTTAAATCCAGATGGCGAACGGTGTGACTTTGAAAATCAATATTACCGGATGCTTGCATCCGCTTAGCATCAGCTAAAGTTAAGTGGTTTTTCTTATGGGTAAAGCCGGTAATAAAATTAATGGTGGCGTGTTGGTGCGTCTGTTTCAAAATTGGCCAAGCTGCTGTCATGTTATCTTTATAGCTATCGTCGAGTGTGATCCAGACAATCTTCTTTTGTGGAATTCGCCGATGTTTGAGCGCGTATACGGCTTCATTGGCAGTCAGCGTTCGGTAGCCGTGTGCCTTTAGATAAGTCATTTCAGTTTGAAATTCTTTGGCGGGGACACGTAACTGGTTCCCGCTAGAAATACTGTGATACATCAAAATAGGCAAGTGAACATCTTTGACGGTATGCCAATGTTGATAAGGCCGTGCTTGTGCTTGGTGTTTAGCCGAGCTGTGAACGCTTTTAGCGCTAGTCTTAGATGATTGACTGCTGGCTTGTTTAGTTGCCGGTGAAGCCGCCTGACAGCCTGCTAACAGGCCGAGCGCGACGCCGAGACCTAATACAAAGTTGATACCCCGCATGTACATGATAAATCCCCCCATGATTTAAAAACTACTTCCTATTCTAATAGAATAGCATGCAAAGCGCGATAATTATTGAATTATTGTTAAAATAATTTCCTTAATGTTTAAGGAAAATCGAATTTGATTAGTAATCGTTTAAACTGATTAAGAAAGCCTAGTTAGGGTAGCCAGAGGAGCTTTACTCCGATACGATTAATAAAATAATTAATTCGGGGGATAGTATTTATGAATAAAAAAAGGGCTATTTGGTTGGCGGCGATTATTATGATGATTAGTGTAGGTACATTGTTAATTGTACCGACGATGACGAAGAATCAGGGGAGTGAGCTGGCAATGGCGGTGGATAACTTAAACCCATTTGTTAAGGTACAAACGGTCTATGGTCGGACTAATCAGGCAATCGGCCACTCGACTGGTCAGATGGGCGAAGATATCTATACCTATCGAATGCTGACCAGCGATGCGCAAGGTAAGCAACGCTGGTTGACATTTACCGCAGATCACCGGCTAAAGCAACGACACTATTTAAAGATTGAGACGAAGGGACAAAACGTGAATTCATGGGAGGCCGTTGCGACAAATCAGGTACCTCAAAATATACAAGAAGTATTGGCTTAA